AAAACGGCTGTTCGCCTAGGCCCAATCGCACACCTAAAGGCGTGCGTAGTTTGATATTGTAATCCGTGTTAACCAGGCATGAGAGCGAGGGGAGCAAGTCTCCCCTCGCTCTCATACCTGGCTACCTTATCTCACCCCTAACGGGGTGACCCATTATAACTATACCTGAATTGTGGTATTTCCCATGTTTATTTTCTTTGAATATCAACCATTTATAACATTAAAACATCATCAAAACCATGCAGAAAAATATTATGGATTTTGAACACCCTACCTAACGGGGGTATCCATTGGGTGTGGTGCTCCGCGTAAACCAGACACAATAATTCGGGATAAACTTCAGCAAATCTATTTTCAACTGCATAAGTACGATAAATTCGATTTCAGCTACCTTATCATAATAAACAGCGAAATTATAAGCTCATACCTCTTCATGCGCTTAAAATCGTTATTTATGCCCTTGTAGCACATTTTTTAGAAGAAATAGATTCTCCATATTAATCCATACCGAATTTTATTAAAGCATTACATCGACAAAGGTAATCCATTTAATGTCCCCCTTATCGTAGGGTATTCAAAATCCGCAAAAGGTTGTGCGCGATTTTATCGGTTTTTGATGTTGATAAGGGACATAGTTACAATGGGTTATCCCGTTAGGTAGTAGAATAACATTCACAACTCATTGAAAATCAACATGTTTAGAACCAGTACTTTTAAGTATCACGGATTTCTCACGGATAAGCCATTTTTTAACACTTGCGAAGCTGCATTTATTGCAAAGATACGCAATTATTTAAAACTCTGCATATAGAGCCAAATCTTATTGCATGGTGCATCTTCATCCTCAAAAAAGAATGCGTAAGCCGTTTCAATAATTAGTTCGGTCGTAAGCGTTTTATTCAGGTCTGCGTAAGCAGCATTGAACGCTACATACTTATCGTAATCCGTTACACATTGCTTAAATTGCAAATCTTTGGTAGCTTCAAGTACTTGTGCCAACGACCAATGCGCCCCATAGTGCTCTACACCATCTTTAGTGGTGTAGTATATGCTCTTGACCGCTTCTTCTGCACTCTCCTTGTCAAAGTGTCTGCATTTGCCTTCTCCCTTGCGAAATACCATATACAACCTTTCCATAATCATTATTTTTTAAACTCGTTTATAAAATCGCGAAGAACTGCACCAAGGCTCTTAACCTCATTCTCAATTCCTTCAATACGTTTGTCTTGGGCACGTTTTTCAGCAAAAACTGGATTTAGTTCTTCAAGCAATTGACTACAATTTGTAACCACTTGCTTATGCCGTTCAACTTGCGAGAGTGCATCTTCACTTGCTGTCTTTATGGCTTCAACCTCTCTCAATATTCCGTCTTTATCAGTTGACAAGACGAGTAGACCAGCATACGTTATTGTTGCAGTTTCTGGAATTGTGTAGGTTTTGGTTGCGCCATTGGCTTCAATAGTTATATCTACAACAAGTCCAGTTGGCTGTGCTCCGAATGCTTTTGGCTGATTATCGAAACGAGGAACTGCAACACTTACTACCTTACCTTGATAATACTTCACATTCTCTTTGTCAAGGAAATAAATTGGATAGCCTTGTTTTATATCTTTGAATAGCATAGTTCTTAATTATTAAGGAGTGCTACCCAGAAGAATAGCACTCCGTGATTACTTACTCCTACGTGACTTTTTCGACCTTTTTGTTGTCGCCTGAAATTCCTCTGGCTTCGCCACATAGGTTTTACCGCTTCTTCAAGTTGTTGCAGTTGTGGTCTTACCAAGTGCTGAAATCAAGGCTGCTGTCTGGTTTCGTTGTGACAATTCCAAACGTGCATCTTGATACTTGCGGTCTATGTCAGCATACCAATGGTTGTTCAAGGCATCAATTATACGCTGTGTGTTGTCCTGACCTGCACGTATAACATCGCACTTGTCTTGCGACATCTGATAGCCGACTGAACTAAATCCGCGCTCAACCGATGAGTTGACGAAATTCAGGTTTTGCTGCAAAGCGTTGGTCTGACCTTGAATAGCTATTTGATTCTCATAGCCCATCTTCAAGATACTCTGCTGAGTATTGCAGCAGCAATTCTGAATAGCTTGAACAATGCTTGCATCTCCTCTTTCAGCTGCATTGATTACACGCTCTGCGGAGAAGCCAACTTGACCTGCAACTTGGTCAATTGCCGAACGTACTGCGCAAACTCCTTGCTGCAACTGGTTAAAGTCACAATTAAGGTTTGCTCCAAGTGTGGTTAACGCTTCGTTGTTACCCTTGATAGCTTGCATCAAGAGGTCGGAATTGTGATTGTCCGAGAGCTGCGTTCTAAGGCTCTGAATCTGTCCTTGAATTTCTGCGTTCTGTACCGCATTTCCTCGGTTGCCCCATCCGCCAAAACCGCCATTACCGAACAAGGCAAGGAACATGATGTAAGCAAATGGATTATTCATCCACTGATTACCCATACCTCCGTTCATCATTGCAGCCATCGCCATTGGGTCGTTGTTCTTGTTTGCCATTGCTGCATAAGCAAGGGCATCGCTGTTACCTCTGTCGCAACAGATTACTTTTTCAACTTCACTCATGATAATATCATTTTTTGTTGTCGAGAAATATCTCCCGATGGCGCAAAGATGATGAATATTTGTTTGTAAAATACTTGTTACTTTTGTAGGTTACATGTTAATTCCTTAACCTGCTTCCAGACTTCATCCTTTAAAATTCTTGCTGCAAGACCGCTTAACCTATATTTTGCGCTATTCTTTAATGAGTTGATACGTTGTTGGCTCATACCGCTTAATCTTACAATATCGTTTTCTGTTAAGCCTAATTTAATCAAAGTTTCAACTATTACGACACGTGTTATAACACAATTCTCAGCACGGCTGTTTGCAAGTTGTTCAAGAGTCAATTCACTTTCGTGCATTGCGCTCTCTAATACCTTGTTGTATATTTCTTTTAGTCTTTTCATTGTGGTAATCATTATTGTTCATAAACACAAAACAAGAGGGGAGCACCTCGCTTGATGTTCCCTCTTGTAATAACAAAACAACAATAATAATTACTTTCTTTTATTATATATATGGCGGTATATAATCATCACGATTGATACCAGAACTGCGAATAGCACGTATCTAAATAAGGATTGTAACCTGCTGGACGAGTGCTTATCGATTTTTGTTTCTACATCCTTTGATTTAACTTTGTGCTCCTTTTCGACTTTGTTATTTACTCTATTGGATATATGGTGTGCATCCGACAGAGCATTCTTGTTATGGTATACGTTCTTGTCGTGTATTACGTAAGTACCAATCACCTTGCCTAACGTATCTACAATCACGTACTTTTCAGTTCGTTCTACAATAGAATCGACTGTTTCCATTTTAGAAATAGTCTTTATTGTATCACGAACAATCACGCTGTCAGTCTTGACTATTACCACACTATCTGTGCTGCGCTCTACGCTCTGTATGGTCTTTCTCGCACAACTCTGCAAAAAGCCTGCGCAGATAATGAGTAATAAACTGCAATATGTTAGCTTAAACCTTTTCATACTCTTTCTTTGCGTTAAAACAAGGGCAAGCTTTACCCTTGTTGAAATCATGATGACCTACTACACGAGCCTTCGGGTACTTTTTCTTCAATCGCTTCACAAGTGCCAATAGTGCAGCCTTCTGTGCCACGGTTCGGGTGTCCTTAGGCGTGCGTCCGTCCGCAGCGAGTCCCCCAATATAGCACACCCCAAGGCTTATGCTATTCACGCCAGCGCAGTGTGCACCAACTTTGTCCTCTGGTCTACCCTGCTCTACCTTACCATCTAAATCAACTACGTAATGATAGCCGATTCCGTCCCAACCTTGGGCGCGATGCCATCGGTCGATGTCTACCGCCCTGAAAGTCTTACCCTCAGCCGTAGCCGAGCAATGCACAATGATGTACTTTACCTTTTCTGCCAATAACTTTGCCATAATCGTTTTTTTAAGTTTTAATTTATAATTCTTAGTTGATATTCCAATCTTTGGAATCAAAGAACAAAATATCTTTCAAAATCCTACAAGGATAAAAAGATGTTTGTATCTTTGTTGCGTGATGAGTGATTAGTTTATTATCATGGTTCTTTGTTGTTTTGAGCGTACTTTTTACAAGTGCGCTTTTTTGTTTGATTTTATTTTCTTACCTTTGCAATGCTTACGCAAATACAAATTCATAATCCCCTTTCTCATGGCGCATCATTCGTTGGTGCGTCATTTTTGTTGTCTAACGCATCTTCAATGACTTCACCCACATCGGCATTTTTTCGCTTTAAATAAGCCACAAACAACCGCTTTAAGGATAGTTTTTTTCGTATTCCGTGAATGTCGCACACATGACCATAGATTGAATCAAACTCTATCAGTAATGCAGCAGCCGCACCGATTGCGCCTCCAGTGGTGTCAGAGCCTATTCCGAATGGCTCTAACGTAGCCTTGGCGAGAAGTAGCCCGAAGATGATAAAGTTAATGTATTCAAGAAATTTGCAAATCGTTCTCCGCAAAGCTCGCGATAAACGAAAATCTTCCTTGCGTACCTTTACGCTCGCTGTAAGACCGCTCCAAAAGTCAGTAAAGACCATAACTATAATAAACAACACCGCCCATCTTAAATCAAATAAGACTTGCAGTAACTCTGTGTAGAATGTTCCGCCTATTACCGCTCCACTCGCAGTCAACACTGGGTTCGCCCCACTCGTTGATACCGTCTTAATCATACCTTTCCTCTATCTTTTACTTTATTTTAGCCTCTAAAGCTGCAATTCTATCCTCAAGACTTTTAATTTTTTCGGCTTGTGCAGCTGACATCAACCCGTCATTGCTTGATGTAGCAAGAGGTATTTCATCCGTGTAATCACTATTAAATGTATCACCAAATTGACTTAGAAGATATTTGCGTTTTGAGCTATCCCAGTGCAATCTATCACCAAAAAGGAAGCCCCAATCTTCTGCATAGCTTATTTCTTGTCGAGTACTATTCGTGAAATAGATAGCACGTTTGTAAACCTTCGACTTATTGAAAATAATTTGTCTTGTATAATCATTTTCTACATTCTGCATCATTGTAATTCCCATCGCACCATTCGCATACGTACAATGCACATGCACAATTTTAGAGTTGCCTGATATTTCAATATCTTCAAGGGCATCAAGTGCTTGTTCCTCAGAATCAAAGTTACCAAGGTCACGTGCATAAGCAGTTAAATTATCAAGATTTTTCTTATCCTCCGCTGTCATTACACCTGCCTTAGCAGTAGTTGCCTTAGATATGGGAAAACTACGTGTACCACCCGTAGTGAATATAGGAGTTACAATGTTCACCGCATCGGTTGTAGAGTTTTCTTCGCGGAGTGAAAAATTATCAAGCCTTCTGTACACATCCCTTCGCAAAACTCCATTTCCACCTATCCAAGCATTAGCTACCATTACTTGGCTATAATTGTTCTCACTGGTGTCATTGTTAGCACCCCAATGCTTAAAGCGTAGAAACAAATTACCATCTCCGTGTGTGTACGTCCATATCTTGCCACTCAATGCCGTGTGCATTTCGTCACCACTTGCCGAATAAATGTAGTTCTTAGTTGTGCCATTAGCCGAAGTCTGTGCAGTAGGTATGTCTGTCCTTACATCGTCGTATATGGTTTTCCACGCTTCCCATGCTCCATTTTTATAGTATCTATAAGCAATGGTCACACCTTCGCCCGTGTTAGAACCTATCGCGTTTTTACGAACCATCAAGCTGCCTTCAATCCACACAGCCGAGATTTGCTCTTTGGTACTCAATAAGGAGAATGTCACAAATAATGGCACACCACCCAAATAAACTACATAACGACCACTCTTCAAGCTGTCATAAGTAAGCCCGTCCAAGTAGGTGTTAAAAGCTTCACTTGAATCAAAGCTGCCCAACGAACCCCTTAACCAAGGTTTAAGCGTTTCGAGATAGATTTTATCTACCACTCCCATTATACCTGCTTGCGAGGTGGTGGCTTGAGATAAATCCTCTGTCTGCGTTCTGAATGTTTCGCCATTGCGCGAGACAATAATGCCATCAGTAGCAAGACCTTCTGTTTTGTTTAACCGTGAGAGAACCTCACTCAATTTAATTGTTTCCATCTTACTTGTTTTTAATTTGTTTAATTGATTTTTCCAAGCTCGAGAACTTAGAATATATTGCTTTTTCGCCCACCATGTAAACTGGGCTATCATAAGGTATATCCATCTTTCTCTCGTAGCCTATAATTCGGCTGTCACGATAGCCATTTTCAAAGAATGCAGCATTCCATAGCTTTACGCGTTGACCGATTTTAAAGATATTCTTGTTGCTTTCGTCAAGCCCTGAAGCACTATCATCTGTACGTATCGCAATCCCTCTTTCATCAGTCAGCACAACACCATTATCATCAGTCACAAGCGTTTCATTCGCAAGTCCGTATGTGTAATCTGAGAACATTGTACATTCGTATGTAGTAGGGTCAATATTCATCTTGTCAATCTCGAATCTTGTCCTTTCTGCCAATCTTCTTTCCGCATCTTTTATAAGACCAAGGTCTTCTATTCTTGAAGCGTCCCACCCAATCAAGATAAACTCATCGCCTAATTCTGGGTGCATCGCATCACTTGGCAAATAGATACCCCCATCGAATTGTTGACGCACAATCTGGAAGTATTGTTGTGGTGGTTCTTCTTGGTTGAATATTGCTTTTGGATGAAATATTGCTTCAAATGTCAGCCCTGATAAAGCACCCGTTTGGAATTTGATTTCCAACTTATCTGCTGTATCGAGCTTGTAATCCTCATCAAACGTAAAGTCGTCAGTATGTATGTAGTATTCAGTATACTTAATATCGGTCTTTTCGTCACCTTCGTAAACATACTGCGGCTTTGGTTCTATCTTCGTGATAGGGCTTTTTATGCGAGGATATATATCGTCAAAGACCAAGACTTTCTCGACAAGGCTGTTGAAAGGAACATTGCTCGCTTCGACATAATAGGGTGCTGGAAGAGATAAACGTCTTTCCGCTATTGCTTTAATGCTTTTGGCGTTCTGAATATCCTTTTCGCTGTCGAAGTACCACGATGGCAACTTGCTTTCTATGATGTTGTCAATCGTGACTTTTTGACCCTTTAAAGAAATACCATATACTTTAAAGAACTTAATATAGTTTGTGCCATAATCAGGAAATAGTTCTGCGGATGTTATTAACTCCGCTTCAACTGTGTCTGTTGGTTCTTCTTCATTTCCAGTATTAAATCGAACGACAACTCTTGTAAGAACCTCTTTTGAATTTCTGAAATAAGACAAGGTATTAGCAAATAGACCCGAAGGATAACCAATGCCAACTTTTATATAACCCTTAGAAGTAGTCGAGCCTTGATATTCGACCCCAACTAATATCTTAATGCTAATATTTTGTTCTTTGGATAAAGTGAATGTTGGGAACGTAATACCATCATCATCATCAAGATATAGAGAACCTTTATTATCATTATTATTAACAGATATTCTTTTTTTAGGATAACTAATAGAGGTAATTGCATTTTCAACTTGTACTTCTCTTCCGACATTAAAAGTCTGCGTAGAACCATCCTTATCACCACAAAGAATCACGAACACAGTTACATCATACGATTTATATGCAACACCTATCAATCCAGTAATTGAATAATCTAAACAGATACCAAATTTTGTTGATTCAACATTTTTGTCTAAGTAGAATTTCAGGTCTTTATATTCACCTGAACCTAACATGATTGAAGATGATTCAGCAATATCTGTGCTAAGATATATACCACTTGTTCCTGAAGGACTTATTGTGATATTGCATTTATTCAGATTGAATGTCGGGTCTGAGTTATCAAGTCTATCGCTTTTATTGAAAAAGTCCGAATACAGAGGTTTGTCAGTTTTTAGATAGGCGTAAATATCTTTGAATTGCGGATTACTATCCATAGTAAACACTGCGTGCCCCTTGCCGTAGTTCTTTGGCAAGTTTTTGTCAGAACCGAATGCGTAAACTCGTGTAGCATAATCTGTTTCAGACCTTGAACCGCTCATTGAAACAACATTTTCGCCTAACTTAAATTCAATCGCTTCACCTGCATCTTGGCACTTACCGAATTTGATAACATTACCTTCAACCCACCATTCTGCATCCCATTCGTCTGCAATTTGGTTTAATGCTTCAATGAAGTTTACCGATGAATAGGTCATGGTCTTAACTTCGTCGAAATAACCATCGTATTCAGTATTCTTGCTATCAGTATCTACATTGTATGTAAATTTTTCTTTATCATTATAACGGAAGCCCTCCTTGTTAAGGCATCTAACGAAGGTTTTGATTTGGTCTTCAAGATTTGCAGTTAGGCTAAATTCCGCTTCTCTTGTACCATTCTCTTTATCAACATCTGGCGAATACTTGTAGATTTTCATTTGCCATGCTCGGTAGTATGCTTCAAATTTAAGCACGTAGTTATAGCCACCCGTACGTTCATCGTATGATGGCTGCTGTGCTTCGATTATATAGTACTTCTTATCATTCCACGTAGTGTATGACCCAATCGGGAAATAGATTGGGTCTACACTATTGAAATGCAGTTCTATGTAATCTTCTTTCATAAGAGTAAACTTCTCGATACACCCTTCATAAATGTTGAGCATTTCGTAAAGCACATTTTCGTCTGATGTTTTTCCTGATGGGTCATATATTTTCATACTGTAAATCTGTTTATCGGATTTGGCTCATAGAACTTGAACTTGGCAATTCTTAAAAGTCTACCATCGTGCAGTTTATAATCTGTTGCATCAGTCACTTCGCGCAATATAAGTTTGAAGCCACATTTTAATTTCGGCACACTGAAATCAATATATCCAGCTGCATCCTCAGATAACGCGTTAAAATTGTATATCAGACTTTCGTAGTCACTTCCTTCTACGGTAATCTGAATTGTGAACTCGCGAGATTTTACATTGGGATATTGGCTCGGAACAACTCTATCGCCATCTTCTAAGCGACTTGTGTTAGAAACATAGTCCTTAAAGGCGAGAGCTCCCGTGAGCGTTTGGTATGCACCTTTAACGAGGTTAGCCCTATACTCGCTCCATATATCCTTGCCATTGATTTTTGCTTGTCCTATCATATCGCTCACATATTTCTTGTATTTCTTTCGATTTTAGTCAATTTTGCATTCATTGTATACAACTCATTTGTGTTCTTTTCAATGGCTGCTAAATGGCTAACCGATGTGCGCTGAATCTCAATACTCTCATCGTAGTACGCATTACGCTTATTCTCGATTGTTACAATTACTTGCAAGCCATCGTTAATGCTTACCAATGTAGCAGCGTCAATGAGTTGTTGGTTACGTATTGAATACAGAGCTTCGTTGGTAGCAAGCGCACGACCGCTAAGTTCTTCGATACTCTCTTCTGACGCAGTAGCGTAGCCACCTGACTTACTACTTTCTGTCGATGATTTACCAAGCCCTACATTTTCGGTAATTTGTTTCCGTTCTTCGTAGAACGCATTGCTCATTTCTTTCGCTTCATCAATGAACTGCTGTTTCTGCGCTTCGGAAATTGTGCCGTTACCTGCCTTCATTGCTGCTTGATACCTTTCGGTGTAGTCCTTCATCCATGACTTAACCTTTTCGCCCATCATGTTCTCAATAATTGCGCTTCGGATTTTGTCCTTAAAATCAGAGACCCAATCGTCTGCACTCTTACTCATATCTGTCAGTGCGCTCATAAAGTTTGAGTACATGTCATCGAACTTCACACCAGTAAGTTTTTCAAGTGCTTCTTGCTGAAAATCTTCTGTACCTTTCTTGCACTCAATTAGCTTATCAAGATAATCTTGCATTTCCGTGCCAAGCGAACCCCAGAACTCGCCATTATCAGCACCCTTTAATTTGACAAGTTGGTCGTAGGTGTAATTCTTAGAATATAAATCGTCAATGCTTGAAATATCAACTCCTGCCAATCTACTCCACTTACTGAATCCACCTGCATTATTGATAGCTTCATTCGCTCGGTATCGTTGTGAATGCGCATTGAATGAACGCTTGCTAAGAAATGTCCTTGTCACGTTCTTAATGCTCTTTTCTTCTGCCTTATAGAGTGCTTCAACATCAGCAATAGCCTTCTTTGCTTCATTGCCAAAGCTCATGTCTATATACTCTTTCTTCTTGTCAATAAGGTCGCTCCAAATACCAGACAATTTCTCATAGTGCGCGAGTTCTTGCTTGTATGCCTTTTCTCCGCTGCCATGACCAAAGAGTTTAGCAAATCCAACGAATACATCTGCAACACCGCTAACAACACCAGTAACTGCGTGAACGTAATTACCAACATCCAAGAATGAGCCTATCTTCGTCAGGTCGAAGCCTTCAAAAGCATCACCAATCTCACCGAACCCATCAAATACTTGTGTAAGACCATCAGGCATGCTTACACCAAATTTTTCAAGCATTCCGCTCACATCCTTGCCCATAGTGGATAAAACCTTAAATACACCACCTACAGACTTCGTTGTTTCATTCGCGGTCTTTTCTGCTTCGGTGTAGTCTTTTGTAGCTTTTGCAGCGCGGTCAAGGAGTTCTCCAAATGTAACAACCTTCTTATTTACTGGGTCATACACTTGTTCATTTCTGATCTCAGCCTTCTTTTCTGTGTCAGACGAATTTTCAGCTTCCTTATAGCGTTTCCAAATAGAGCCACCAGCAATATTTTTAACTTGCTCGTTAGCTTTGTCCGCTGCATTTTTCTTGCTCTTTAAATCGCGGAAAGAACTAAACATATTACCAATCAACGAGCCTTTCTTGGCTTGTTCTGCACGCACCTTGTTAATAGCTTCGTTTATGGTTTTAATGCTCTCAACTGAAAGGTTTTTGTCGTTTTGGATTAGTGTTTCAAGCTGCTTTTGCAAGTCTGCTAATGCTGATTTGCCCAAACGGCTAAGGTCACCAAAGACATCTTCCCAGTTAAGTTGTTTCTTTATTTCCTCAAATTCAAGAGCCTTGACACCATTTTCTTTTTCTTTTTCCTTTGTTTTGTATTCAGCTGATAGTTTATCCATTCCCTGCGTTTCGTGCTTGAACTTTTCTTCAAGTGCAGCACGCTTTTCAAGGAATGTTCCGTACTTCTGATAGTAATCGTTCCATGCGTCTTTGGACTGAGATACCCAATCTAATTGCGCTTGCGCATTTTGGCGTAACTTGTTTAGCTCGTTCTTTTCGGCTTCCGAAGTTGCCTTTGCTAACTGCTCTTCAAGTTCGGCTATATCTGCTCTTAGCTTGTTTAGCTTATTTATTTTTTCGACTTCTTGCTTGTCATATTCTTTAGCAAGTTCATCGATAGTACTTCTATTTTGAGATTCTTGCTTAAAGTCTTTTAATTGATTAAATTGTTCATTTATTTTATCAATCTTACCTTTGTCCAAATCTTTATCTTCATTCCACTTAGACACTCTACCACCACGTGCTTTAATCAATGCTTGCGTAGCATCAAATTCGGCTTTTTGCCTTTTTTTCTCTGCTTCAACTGCTTTTATACGTTGCTGTTCGATTGCAAGCAATTCTTCTTTATTTTGCTGTGCTTTTTCTGCCCTTGTACGTGCGTATCCATCTTTCATCGCTTTAATACGAGCATTTGCCAAACTTTCTTCAAGTGATACATTAGCAGCAGCTTCTTCAATAGCATTTTGATTAACGACTTCCGCCAATTTACCTGATGCTGACGTTATCGCATTATGCTGATTTAATTCTCGTTTTGAAGCACTATTTGCTTTAGAGTTCATACTTCGTATATTAGCTGCTTGCATACGGTTTAGCATTCGTACAGAAGCATGTGCTTTAGATTCTGTAAGATATATTTCCGTTTGAAGATTTCTTTCTTCGGATAATTGGCTAAGATTCTTGACGTGCATGTCATTTTGTGCTTTAGTAATAGCCAATCTCTTCTTCGCTATATCCAACAAACCACTTTCATGCGTACCATCAGCTAATTGTCTACCATAATATAGCTGCAATTTCATTGCTTTAAGCTTTTCTATCGCTGCGTCTTTTTCTTTGCCTTGTAGCGAATAAATCTTGTTTTGCTGCTCATCAATTCTATCTTGCAGTTTTGCATTACGTAGTTTCGTTTCACCTTCTTCTTTTGCTAAGTTTAGATTTTCAAGAGCTAATTGTGCTGATTTCTTTGCATTTGGAATAAGATTAGTGAATGCTTTTGTCAAAGAATTACTCAATTCCTTATCCGTAAACAAACCTTTAACAGTTGAATAGGCTGCACCAATAGCTGAAACCCATGTTTTGTTATGACTTATAACAGCTTGCAATGCTTCTTTAAAACCCGTGCCCATTTGGGATGCACCTTGCTTAATAGCTTCCCAACCTTTTTCTATATCACCATTTATAACACCCCAAACACCTTTAAAGATAGCACCAAAACCAACAACTAAATCTTTAACCGCATAGAAGCCATTCTTAAAGGTTGTGACAAAGTTGTTTATAAATACACTCACAGCTTTATTAGAACCAGTGAGAGTTTTAAACAAATAACCACCGAATGCGACTACAATATCAGTAACAGATGCCATAATACTGCCAAAGAAAGCAGATATTTGAGCCATTTTCTTTTGACCTTCAGCACTCTTGTTTAACCACGTATGAACTGCTTTTAGGTATAAGACAATAGCTCCTAAAACAGCACCAACTGGAGTTGCAATAAAACGCAATGAAGCAAGCGTTAATTGCTTCATTCCTGCAATGCTATTACTAAGTGGAATCCCCATTCCGTCAATCTGAGAAGTAAAAGACGAAATTACACCCTTAGCACTCTGGAGTTGGTTGTTTGCAAAATTAGAAACACCATCACCAAGTTGTGAGATTCTTTCCTTTAGCCTACCCCATGCAGAAGTTTGTTGCTCAGCCCTTTGTGACACATCAGCACTAACTCGCCCAAAGTCAAGCAAGTTTTGATTTGCCTGCTTAGATTGATTTTGAAGTTCTACAAGTCGGTTCTTTGCATTGATTAAACTCGTTTCAAGTTGTTGTATTTGCGATGCAATCTCGGTTGCAGAAGACATATCTCCTGCCTTTACCGCTTCTTGCATTATTGTTTGAAGGTTTTTTATTTGACCTTCAAGTGCTTGTACGACATTCTTCTGTTCATTATATGCAGTTTGTGCCGTTGCAGCAGCAGCAGCGTATGATGCTTGTACGTTCTTAATAGTAGAAGATACAGCTTTATTCTTAGCTTGCACCTCATCTGCTCCTTCAACAATATACCTCGTTTCTACTGTTTGTACAAGATTCCTTACACCATTTTCACCAACAGACGATGCGTTTGCACTATCAGCAGATAATGAATCGATAGCACTTTGTTGTGACTGTAAGTTTTGTTGAAAGGTATTAAAGGATTGGCGCAATGCTTCTATTTTTTCCGTTGCAGTTGTAGCACCGCTTACAACATTGTCAAATGTAGGTTGTGAAGATTGAATTTCTTTGTACGCTTGTGTTAATTCTGTAATTTGAGCCTTTGCTTTCTTTTGCTCTTCCGTGAAACCATGCTGTTCATTCTTTGCGAGTGTAAGGCTATCTTTTGCTTCGTCAAGGGCTTCTTTTGCAGCCTTTATTTCGTTCGTATTACCGCTTTCTTTAGCTTCTTTGTAAGCACGAGCATAATCTTGTACTGCAGACGTTATATCTGCTATAACGACCTTTTGTTGCTCTATGGTCTGCCCAAGTTCAACGAAATTTGCCTTTGCTTCATTGAGTTTGTTGCCTATTTCCGAAACGGACATACCATTCACAGCCCTACCGAACTCGTCAACTTGCTTTTGCATTGAAGATAAACTTTCATTCATCCCTTGCACAACTTCGTTCGTTTTAGACTGCATATTCATTATGGTGTCAACCCATTCTTGCGCACTTTTCTGAATATCACTTGCATCAATCGTGGCTCTGATGCCTATTGCGCCATCAATATCTTCCATATCGTTTATTTACATTAGAGAAGCAAAGAAGCTATTACCATTGTCATTCTTAGCGTAGCTCTTGCGCTTTGGTTTTACTTGATTTGTGTTATTATTGCTTGGTTGCTCATCTTCATTATCTTCATCTAAAGGCTTGATAGAAGGGATTGCTGCATTCAGCAAGAGCAAATTGAGATAGCTGCGTTTAAAAACAACCTCATCGTAGCTCATGCGGAAATACTTCATTACTCCTCCGATGAACCCCCATGGACTTGTGCTGCGCGAGTATTCGTCGTCGTCTGTCTTGCACCGCGCAGGAAAGTCATAGATTGAAAAAAAAAGGATGCATTGAAACTTTGTGCGCAGAACGTAATAACTTCGTTATAGCGCGTCATTGTGGTTTTCTTAGCAATGTACCATCCGAATAAAAATCTTGCAATAGAGCTGCGGAAAATGGCTTTTATGACAACCTTTTGCAATACTCTAATATCCTTGTGCATAGATAACATCTTTTCGATGCCATTAAATGTGCCCTGAATATCCAGTTGCTCACAAGTGTTTACAAGTTCGCCAATCTCCCAAATTTGGGCAAGCGTGAGGGGTTTAAGGTGTACGGGTAACAAGCCAAACCTAATCCAAGTACCCTTCTCACTAAATGTTTCTTCTGTGCTAATCTTCGTCATTTATTTTTCGATTTTAATTAAAAAGCGGCACAGCGGTATGACCCGTTGTGCCGCCAAAAAACATGAATGAACAATCACACAATACGTTTACGCTTTCGCTACTTTAGAATGGTTATGTCCCGTATTGCTTGATGTAACACCTGCATCGGGTTTCCATCGAGTAGAAGGCATTTCATCACCCGTAAGAACATCAAATACCGCTTGCTTTGTACATTCGATATTGATATTAGGGAAACCACTCTTACCGATAGTACCAGCCTTAGTTACAACGAGTTTCATGTTCGCCCACTCGAAAATCTTTGAGGGGAACTCATCGGTACTCTTTGTTTGAATCTGGACGGCATGATTCTGTAACTTAAATTTAGGGTCTTCCTCAATATAGCCGTCTGCACCCTCCTTGTAGCCGAAGAAAAACATTGCAGCTTCCTTACTCATATCGTAGACCTGAACAGTAAAGCCCTCTGTACCTGCGTCACTCTGCAACGTAGCGTAATAGGTATCACTATCCTCAATCTCGATATTGTTTGTCGAAGGTGCTTGGTCGTTAAAGCTAAGAGAATCCTTAACGATTGCTTTAAGTCTAAATTCCTCCCACTTAGAGGGAAATGCAGGGGTAGCCGTTAGCGTATCACCGCCAAGGTTACCACCCTTTACATTAGGTTTGTCAACAAGTGGAGCAAACTTAATATGCTCAATACCGTATGCACCAGTTTTATTTGCCATTGTCGTTAAATGCTTAGTTTGTAAATGTTACTTGAACTCTAAGATTGACGAAGTGAGTATTATCAACGTCTTTAATGCAGTTACTATCAGCTTCTAAGTGATACCAACTACCATTGATAATAAGCTCACGCTCGTCATCTTCGGTCGTGGTGTTCTTTGGTGGAATTAACTCCATCACGCTTTGACTTATTTGTTGCAGTTTTAGCGTGTCAGGCATTCCGTTATTCAAGTCTGGTACGTGAATATTGACATTCACAATGCAACTTGTATTAACCCACGAGCCGTATGAGATTGAAAGGTAATTCAAGCAGATGTAAGGTAATGCGTAATTCACGGGTTTCTCTATTTTGAACACCGCTACGTCATTTATCTTCTTGCTCAAATATAGCGCAAGGTCTGTTACTGCTTGCATTCCGTTCATATCTTGTTATCGTTTATGTCTTGAATAAGTTTTTTTATTTTCTTATCGAGAGAACTTTGCAAGAATGATATTACATTGCAGCCTTTCGCTTCAACGTATCGTGCGTATCCCATTCCAGCTACAACCACGACTTCCCACAAAGAGCCTTTCGCTTCAAATTTGCTTAATGCAGTTCGAGCAGCACTCTCGCCATCAGCACTACCCCTGCCATCAAAACCACCACTTGTAACCTCCTTGCTTTCAAAGAAAATTTTAAAGCCCATGCTTCCACGAAGATTGTGTGTGTGGTCGTCGTACCCTCCGCTATCACGTGAAGGGTAGGTATCGCGAGCAGCATTGCAAGTTTCTTCGGCAATGACTGTCAATTCCCTTAGAACGCGAGTATCAAATTGTGGTTTTTGGCTTCTCTGTGAACCAAGTTTCCTCAGCACCTCATCGAATCCAAAGCTTTCTACTTTAGCCATAACTTTAGCCAATTTCGTAATGTGACAAATCCAATCACGCGAATGTCCTTATCAATAGTACCATCTTTCTTTGTGATGTGCACCAAGTCATTTTCGCGAGGGATATTGTCATTGCTCTTTGGTTTTCGTAGGAAAATCGTGTAAGAATAGGAGTAATCATGCCCATCGTGTCCGCTTATCTTAGATGCAGAATTGTTGGGGATAATCTTGCATTTACCAAGCTCAAGCCATTCAGTTATTTCTGTAGGGTTGAGTTGTTCATCTGTACCCTCTATTCTTTTTTGTAGTTGGATAGAATCATCGAGTTTCATATACTTATTACTTTAATTGTGTTTTCGCCATCATCAGCAAGAACGAGGTCTGCTGATATTCCTGCGTCATTGGCTATAGCTTGAATAGCTTTGTCAATCTTGGTGATAGCATACGATTGCGAAATACCTCCGATGTTTTCGCTTTCAAGAACTCGCAATTTCGATAAGCATAACATCGAAGCAAGTGCAACACACTTCTTACCATTTAAAGAATAAGTATCTTCGGGGTTACAATCTCCGAAGCGTTCTCCTGCATCTATCAATGCTTTATCTAAGCTATCATCAGACACACTATAAGGTTCAATAGTGGCTGCAACTGCTTCTCTGTTATTCATAACTCACTCAACAAAAATCATTCTATGTAGTTTATACATTACTTGCTTCTTGCTCTTTAACTACTTCTGCTTCCGTCTTATCGGTTTCAAGAATGAAGTAGTCTTCCTTGCCAGTAAACACGGGGTGCGCCCACATCTCATAATCAATGAAACGTCCCTTTTCGTTGCGCCACATACCAACTTGGTTGTTGTCGTATGTAGAGTAAGTCTTATTTGGCAACGGGTCAACCGATTCAAGAGTGTCAGCAACTTTCAACACCGCAACTGTATTAGCGCACTGGAACACAACGCGGTCATCCTTTGTCATGTTCGTTGATTTGCCATCAGCAAGGAGGCAGTAACGCTCCTTCTCAATGGTGATAGTCGGTAAAAGAATTGATTCGAGATACTGGTTTACTTCGTTATAAGATACACGTGCAGCTGATACATCAACCTTGCCAAGTTTCAACTTGAATACATTACGCAACTGCTTTGATTTGCACATCTTGCGGAAGGTACGCACACTCATACGCATCTTCAAGACAGTCTTACCGATTGAACCAAGGTAGTCCACAATCTCTTGAATATCGTCAAGAGGAGTAGAATTTTCGTTACCCCATGCAGCAACTTTTGCATAAAATTTCTTGACACCAATTTTGTAGGTGTAAGTTACGCCTGACTTTGTGTTATTGCTGTCGTTTACGGTCTGTGTGCCGTTGAATAATCCCTCAAAGTAGAGCATATCAATACGCTTATGAGGAGCGATTACAGCCTTCTCGAACGGGTCAAAGAGAAACTTAACCAACTTAGCATACTCTACGTTACGCTGCTCCTGCGAGAACGAATACTGCTTGTCGCGGTATCGTCTTTCAAGGAAATAGTATTGGTCAAGTCTATCGTTATCCATTTGCCATTCATCGGCAATACGGCTCAATGAACCAATCAACTGCTTTGCAGTTGGCATCTGGTGAGTGGGCTTCTCGCCATTCTTGTCAATAACAGAACCAACCATTGCTGCTGCATATTCTGCAACATAAGTATTATAAACCTTAGATGCACAATATTCAGGCGAAGGCATTTCGCTCTTCCACTCGGCAACATAGGTTGAGTTCTTCATCTGCTCTTGAATGAAGGCATCAAAACACTTCGGCTTTTCAAGTTCTTTGATTAAAGAATCCATATTTGTTAATGTTTTTGTGTTAGTACTTAAAGCTTAAACGCATGACGCGAAGTGAGTGCAGTTTTGATTGCGTCATTGAGGTAGTAAGGCAATGTGTCTTCCTCAATTTCGTATGCTTGTAGGGTTGGTGTGCAACTCTGCATGCCGTCCAATTCTACTGTTGCGTAATTAAGACCTACGACATTGCTTGCATTACCATCATCAAGGACTGCTCCCTTATCGGCTTTCTCCGCAAGTGCAGCGATTGTGAATTTGTCAAAGTTTTCATTGCTTGAGTCAATAGCACTAATGGCAGAACCTGCGATAGTGTCGCCAACCATAAAGTTATGATTCTTGTCAACCTTGATTTCCGTAGCCGATTTAGTAGCGTTTTCGTACACCTTAGCTGTCTTGCACAATACGACCTTTCCGTTTGAATTAAGCGCAAGGGGAGCACCCTTAGACAACCATTTCAATGTTGCAGGCAACTTAGATTGGTCAATAGTAAAACCGCTCTGTCTACGCACGCAAGACTTTTCATCCCAAACACCTTCAGGGATATTAGAAGGGATTGTTTCTTTGTAAATCATCTTTTGTTCGTTTATTTGTTAGTTACTTACTAAGACTTAGGGGCAAGAGCCTTCTGTGCATCTTGCATTTTCTTAAGAAAATCATCATCCGAATCTGCGCTACCATTACCAAGAGGTGGTACATCAGAAATTCCCAATGATGAAAGAATCTCTTTTCGCTCTTCCGCGTAGTCTTGTTCAATCTGAGAAGCAAGATTGTCTGCATCTTCCTCTTTTTCAAGTTTGTAGCGTCCAACGAATTTGCTGGGTATGTTCTTTAGTTTGCTATGTGCAGACAAGATACCTGCAAGTCGCTTGTTCTGCTCTGCTTCCTTGTAGGGCTTTAATGCGTCAGCAATACCCGTTTTAAGCATTTCTTCAACTTGTTCCTTTGTCAAAGTTCCTTCTGGCTTTTTCGGCTCGGGCTGCTTAGGCTCTGGCTTAATATAGCCTTTGTACTTATTTTCAACGGCAGATGCACAACGATTACCGAACTTCTGCATAAAGCCTACATAAACCGATGCACCGCTTGCAGCGTTGTTAATATCGTCCTCTGTAGAATCTTCTGTGAGATTTTGACCAACAATGTCTGCCAACTCCTCAAGTTCCGTTTGGTTAAAACCCTTGTCATGATACAAGGTTTTCAACGCGTTAATCAGTTTCTTCTTCATTAGATTTTTTATTAAATGATAATCACAAATGTAGATAGTTATGTTTGTTGCTTTTGATGTTGAATTTATATTTTCAACATTTTCCTTGCATTTTCCTTATTTTTGAACGCTTTTAGTAGTTTCTTGACCTTGTTTGCGGAATAGGCATTTGAATTGTTTATCCGATATATGTGCATTCCCAACCTTCGCAAGCACGCACTTCTGTTGCTGTCAAGTCGCTTTTGGTTATCCGTGAAATGGTATTTACCATCTACCTCAATAGCAAGTTTGAGCGTTGGTATGTATATATCTATATAAAAGCACTTTCGTGCCGTTCTAACTGGGTACTGCCTTATAAATTGCACATTCAATGCGCTTAGTATTCTACACACGGATTTTTCTGCCGATGTCGATTTGTTAAGTAGTTCATTTCTGTAGTTTGCCATAGAATTTTCGTTATTTCTGAGAAAACGTGATTTTTCTTCGTTTTTAAGAAAACACTCCAAACTCGTTGGTTTTCAAGCAAAAATACAGAGAATTTGTGAGATGTGATAATTTTAATTATTATTAAAAACAAAATTTTCTAATAATTTTTCTTGCATATAATATCTTTTCTTATTATCTTTGCAACTCAATTAAGAAATAAAATAAGAAACAATTTAAAAACAAAACAACAATGAAATATTGTACTTGGAAAGAAACTGGCAAGAGTTGGATTTTTGATGAATATGGTTTCTATATTAACCCTTATAATGGTCGCGAAGAATGCTACATGGGTGAAGAATTGTTCAAGGTATCTTACAGAGAGCCGATAAAGAGTCAGATAATAATACGGGATTTTGATGATGTATACGACACAATAGAAAATTATCAGTAAAAGGGAAACCTTAGTAGCTTGCAGGGGTTCGACTCCCCTCACACCTACAACAAAAAAACGATAACAACTTAAAACAAAACGACAATGAACATAATCAACGACATCAACAGAATTGACACTCTTGAAAAATTCTTTCTCGATAACACAAAGGACTTGAAAGAAGAACTTTCAAAGCAGCCAGAACAAAGAAGTGCGGACGCAATTAGAATTGCACTTCTGAATCTGAAAATGATACAATACGAGTTCAAAAAAGCATTAAAGACCATTGCTGAGTATGATTTTGTCAATGACTTCTCTAAATAAAACGACAATGGAAACGAAAGCTACATTCGAGGAAGTTTATTTCCTTACGCATAATAATAGAAGTTTAAAAATTTCTATATCAGAAAAGAGTAATCAGGTGTTATTCGCAGCAGCAGCTTACGGACAAACACCATTAGATTTCGCGAAATTTGATTTAGAATGTTTTTTAGATGACGGACAATCAAATCTTTTTACTGAAGAAGATTGCCAAAAAATAATCGACTTCGTTGACGGAAATTTAAATAAGTACGAAAGAATATATGTACTTTAACCATAAGAGGGTAAACGAAGTTATTCTTGCTAAACAATACAATATATAAAACAGCAATGAGAAAGATAACTGAGAAACAAAAAGCACTCATCATCAAGCTGAAGTCGTTTTGCGATTATGAGGATAGAAATCCGCTTGATAAAGTTGATTTGAACGCATTCACAATGAGTGATGCAAGCACATTGATAAAAGGCTTGCAAGGTATGAAAAAGTGTAATAACCTCGCAGCACATGATGAATGGATTTACTGTTCTCAAGAGTATATGTGCGCGCTGGATAATGTGTATAATACCCTCGCAAAATATTAACAAAAGGCAAACCTTACGGTGGTTTAGGTGGTTCGATTCCACCTTGTCTACAAAGCATGTACATGGACTGGTTACGGGATATTCTTTTCAGGTTTCTTCGCGACATTCCAACCGCAAAAAAATGGGCAGGAAGCAAACTGGGTAGACTACACCAACGTAGTGCGAGACAACGCAAAATCCGAGACAACGTAACCGCCCCATATCGTTATTGGGTTGAGCAAAACAACTGAAAAGCCGATAGGAATGTGCAACGTATACCGCACATGAGTTCTTCAATGGTTGGGCGATAACCTAAAGCGCATTTTTTACTTTGACAATAAACATAACAACAATATAAAACCATACTACAATGGATAATAAATTTTTCGACTTCGACAAAGCAAAGGTGCAGACAATCACACTCGAACAACTTGCACGCACACACAAAGAAAATGATGTGTACAATCAACCTTTGAAAGGTATCTATCACTTTGAATTATTCCACAAGGTGATTGAAATGTGCAACGAACAACACTTTAATGTGGAGGTCTACGACCTCTTTGCTGCACAGAATAAAGACCGCGCTCAGCCTGGAGTTGTGCTCCTTCCACAAGTTGAAGCCCAGTACGGAGATAAGGCTGTAGAAGCACATATCTTGCGTAGAGTGTTCGCAAATATTCGTATCACGGATTTTGACGATGACGATAATACAACCAACATTGCTGTCGCGTTCCACCAAAAAGGTATTCAAGCAGGGTTCGGAAATATGGTAAAGATATGCCACAACCAATGTATGCTCAATGCTGAGAGCTATATTTCTACGTATGCTGAGAAGGGTACTGGTCGTGGAGATAAAGTTACCATTCAAGATGTTCTTGATGTTATCAAGTCATGGCTCGTTGACGCTCGACACCTCATTGTGAGTGACCGCGAACGCATGGAACGAATGAAAGCTATTGAACTTTCGGCAGAACAAGTTTTTCAGCTGATAGGCATGCTTACTACTATCCGCGTTAAATGCGATACAAGTAACAAGGCTATCAAAGCACCTTGTGTTTATCCGCTTAATCAAGCGCAAATTTCACGCTTTACCGAACTTCTGCTGTTAAACTATCATGAAACGGGTAAAACTACCGTATGGAGCGTGTATAACGCAGCAACGGAACTCTATAAGGCTGATAGCATGGAAATCCCTTCTTTGCTACCTCAAAACAGAGCGATGGTTAAATTCTTGGCTGAACAATACAATATCTAAAACAACAATGCAAGGGGAGCACAAAAACTCTCCTTGCTAAAAACAAAGCAACAATGTACAACAACAAAGATTATCAATACGCAATTAAATGCGGTTTAGACGTGCGTTTCGCCAAGAGTTATGCAATCACTAAGCGCGAGAATCCAGATGCTATAAAACGCGTAAAAACAACTCAGGGCACGCTCATTTATTTCGTTGACTGGATTTGCACCGATGGCAGCGTGGTAATGCTCAATCCTAAGACAACATCATTGTATCACGAATTGAGATACGACACACATCCTGACGTTGATGAATATGGTGTATTCTTTGCTTTCAATCAAGAACAATTCGATAAAGGATACAGCCATCTTGTCGAACTCGGTTTTATTTCAAATGGCGACAAAATCTCCAAGAGCAAGAGTGGTGTCTTCGGAACACCCGAATCTATTAAAGCTTTCCATGATTTTTACGACAATAGGGATAAGGAAATACCAACTAAATGCGACCCACAAGAAGCTTACTTCTTTGAGTACAACAACTATGAGAGCATGTTTGCTTGGGATGGCGATAAAGACGCATATAACACAATAGTCAATTTGTGGGGTGAAGATGTGGCAAAAACAATCATACGAATTTAATCTAAAACAGCAATGGAAATAACAGTAAACATTCCTCTGAACGATTATGTACAACCTTCAGAAGTACGCCAAGAGGTGGTTCAATACATTTGTGAAGCATTCCTTTCTAATAGCCATTGGAATTGCTTCCACCCGTATAAAGACCCAACATCAACACGATACAGAAATGCAACATTATACGTAAAAATATCAAAGCGCGAAAAAATTACTGGTTGGGGATTCGATAGCTATGATAAAGACGACAAAGATTCGATGATAAAGTTCAACGGCTGCGAAATGCAAGCAGCGTTTAAGGCTCTCAGGGAAGCAGGATACCACATCTTCCGAGTTTATACTTACGGAACATGGAAGGGTTATGTCTGCAAAAGGAAGCCTTATTCTGAGGGCACAGAGGTTACAACTTTCAATGACTTTATAGATTAAGACGATATGAGGGCAAAAGATATTTTATTAGCGTTAAATAGATGCTCAATCTTCAACGGAAACGCATATTTGCGCGAGGAAAAGAAAGGCAAGCGTCTTACAATCTTGAAGGGAAAACTTTCACCCCGTGCTCTGTATTATACCTCATTCAAGTTATTATCATATCTTGATGAGCCTGATGTAATACTTACCCTATGCACGAACGAGAAACAGTATCTTTGGAAAATTGAATAACAAAGTGAGTTATGAAAGCATACCAATTCCTCTTACACACAATAAATAGAACTATCTCTTCAACAGATATTCTTTTAGGTTGCAATCTTGCAACGTATGCGGAGCAGCACAAACCCAGCATAAGAATCCTGAAAGGTAAATTTAAATCGTGTCTTTATTTCGTCAGAAAAGACAAGGAAGCGTTACCGCAACGACCTGATGTAATAGAAAAGTATTTTGAAACGATGCTTTATTTTTGGGAAATTGAGATGTAAAAAGCACTCCTTGCAATGCTTATTGTATTTGCAAGGAATGCTTATTTTTAATAACTTTGCAGCAAAACAAAATGTTATGAACAAGATAGATTACAACCAAATCGCCTTATCAAAAGCAAAAGAACTCGGGTACGATACAATTCGTTATGCTGGAGAACGTAAGGGATGGAGATACTTTCATTTGATAAAATATTCTTTGATAGGGAAAAAAGTAGGTTTACCTCAATATGTAAGAATAGATTGCAATGGGAATGTTCTTAAATTAAAAGAAAGAGATGATATTATATGGGCTTTACACCAAGAAATATCACTAAACAATCTTTGAAATTTCTCTTAGAATGTCTTTACTTATCAGTAACTTGTCAACCTTAAGAATTTCGATTGATTCTGCATCTTTGAATTCATCTATATTTATAAAGTCTCCACTTTGTGCATCATACAAATATAGATTTCCATCTGCTGTTTTTTCTGCTGTTATAATGTGACCTTCGATTGCATTATAATTTATACCAACATGATAACGACCAACAGCTTTCATTTGCTTTTCTACTTTGCTTAATAAATCTCCTCCTTTGATTTTAGTCGAACTGGGTACGTTCCCCGTTTTCGGGTTAATCCAAGCATCTTCAAAATGCTCTCCCAACTTAAATTGAAAACTATCCTTTTTATCTGAATATCCCAAGGATGTAATATCAAGTCCACGCAATCTTGCTTCATGTACTACAACACAAGATTGGCAGTTTTGTTGATATATATCACCTTTTCTGTAATTTACATTAGCCCGTCCATTATCTGCCTCTAAGAATGTCATAGGCTTAATTTCATTTGTTATTCCCATTTCTTTTGCTATCTCTTGGATGTTCTTCTTTTGCTCTTCTGAAAGTTTAATTTGCTTGCTATCAGCATAGTACTTGTATGCTTCATTGGCATCTTTCCTACCGAGTTTTGCCCCCACATATCCATGCTTAATTGCCTGCTTCTCCTCCCATCCGAGCAAATTACCTACGACACGTTCGTTATCCTTCACGAAGTAAGGCAATTTCCCTTTTTCACGCGCCAAGTCCAATTTCTTAGCATTGCGCTCGCACCATTTAGAGAACTTCTCAGGCACGTTTTGTACGAGGTTGGGGGATTTGTAAGCCTTGTATTCTTTTTCGGGCAGAGAGCGCAAATATTTCCATTCTTCGCTATCTCTATCAATTAGAATTGACGAAGCAGAACACATGCAACGTGGATGCCATCCGCGCCACATGAAGTCTTTCGGGTAGTCACCAGCAAGCTCATCGCATATATCCTCCTCTGGATGATTGCCCGATAAGCGAATACGTATACCAAGCACAAACGGCTCACTACTCCACCTTTCACAATTAGCAAAGTTGTAAGCCATGTTAGTTTCGGTAATGGTTAGGCGTAAGGCATTTTGACGCGCTGAGCGATAAACTCCAGTACCGACCTTAGCTAAGTCCTCTTTTACGAAATGCACATTCCCATCTTCGTCCACAACTCGCCTACGCCATTCTATCACATCTTTTTTCGTGCCATCTGACATAGCCTTCTTGACATGATAGCGTCTGTACATCATATCAGGGTTATTCAAGTGCTGACGTATCTTGCGACCAAGGCTTTCAGCTGATTCTCCCTTTTTAATGCCATTTTCTATAGCATTAGACATTGCAAGTTCAAACTCAGCTTTTGTCTGTTGTGTGTAATTCCAAACTCTATCAGACAAATTCAGTCCGTCTGTTCTATCCCTTCTGTTACGTATAAACGCATTAGCGGTCTTATCTCTCCATTCATCAACGGCTTCGCCCTGCATACGTGTATATGCTTCAAAAGCCTTTTGTTGAGTTATTGTTGAAAGCATAACTGCACGCGTTATCCCTTGCTGAATAAGGGATTGTAACGCTTGCTTATAAGAATCAAGTATAGCTTGCACCCTTTCCTTTTCGGTGGGGGTGCAAGCATTTGAAATCTTGTAAAGTTCTTCTGGTGTAACTCGTTCAGTTGATACGATAGTTGCCTTCGTTAACTCATCTATAACATGGTTGTACAACTTATTAAAATCAGACGAAACGTGCAGAAGTAATTTGATGATGTTCTTTTGAATTGACATACATTATTCTTCTCCATTTTGCTCGCCATTGATAGCGGAAGCAAATATGTCTAACTTGGCTTGTGCTGCGCTTTCTGCCTGCAACTGCTTAATCGTTTGCTCTGGATTGCTCACAAGGGGGTTTAGCTTAACACCATCCTCTTGTGACATGGTCGCCTTACTTTGTGTTGAAAGATTGATTAGTTGCAGCGTTTCCATCTCATTCTTAGGAATGTACGGAGTGAAAACTGGCTCAACCTTCAAAGAATCCACAATGCGCTGAGGTGTTGCTTTTATGAAATTCGCAATGCCATTCTTTACAATATTAAAGCGTCTTGTGAACATCTCGCCAAATAGCTCAACCTTTGTTTCTGCCTTCAAATGTGGGTCAGTAAACATTAGTCGAATGGCTGCACCACTTGTATTGTTGCCAAGGGTTTTCATGTTCTCAAACGAAACGTCAGGTGTCTGTGTGTACGAGAATATGATGTTCGTAAGATTAGCTACCTCTTGGCGCATGCTTTCGGGTGCTGAGTTCCATGAAACGACCTTCATATCTGCGCCCTCGCCTTCGCCTTGATATATTCTGCCGACCTCGCCTTTCTCGGCAAAGCCTTTCATCTTGCCTTTGAAGAAGTAAGTTGGCGCACCAAAGTAATCATTCACATCCCCCCAATTAGAGAGCAATTCTTCAAGTCGCTCAATAACGGGCTGCACTGATTCCCATTCCGTTTCGTCTTGTCTGTAATACACGACTGGGATTTTCCCAAAGCCATGTGTCTTTGCATCAAGCAAAACAAGGTTCTCGCCATCATTTACATATCTGTATAGCATTGAAGACGTGTACACATCAAAATGCACAGTTGTATTTCCTAACTCGTCAAGAACATTGTATTTTCGTGCGAAGCCATCCATACGATTATAATCATCGAAGTGAGGGTACAGAATATCACCACGCAATGGAGATAACATCATTACACGAATATCATATCCGCTGTTATCATCTTTGGGTATCATATACCACAATTCTGCGCATTCACGACAACGGAACAAATTACGGGCAAGACGCTTGTCAAAGTAGTTTATTTTGTTGTTTTGGAATACTGATATGGTTTCATTGTACAACTCTTGCAAACTTGCATCAACAACACCTTTGATGTTATACTTCACTTCTTCGGACAAAAGAAAACCGACATCACGCTCACAAATCAATCGTTGAGCAGGAATAGCAATGCGACATCTGTCAATAAACTTCTTCTTGTAAACTGCATTCCCATTCTCATCCTTCTTGTCGGTCTTAACCTTTATAGCCTTCTTCTTGCGTTTGGTTTCATCCATCACAGCATGAAGCATTGGGTTGTATTCGGCTTCAGTTTCTTCTATTGATTTCTTAAAGCCTTGCTTACGCGATGTTAGCAAGGTGTATATCTGCATCGGGTCGCCCAATGCCATTATTTCTGTTATAGGTTTCATTATTTGTTACATTAAATCGATAAATTCGTCAGCGTCAAGTCCGTTGCTGTTCTGACCTAATAACTTGTCAAGAACAACATAGCGTATGCCGTCCATGCAGTGATTATAGGCATCGATAGGCTCATTTAACCACTTGCCCTCTTTGTTCTGTCGGTATGTGTAATTACGGGACTCTTTCAGCACGTTTGTACTTTTCCTCGTTACATATATCTTCATTTCCTGCATCTTGTTAATACCAGCCATAATTGAACCAGAGAATTTACGCACGGGGTGTATATCAAGTCCAGCGTTGGCAATTTCATCAATTAGGCGAGGGTCTGCGCTCTCTGAGATAATCTCTACGTTTTCACCGCATTCTTTATTTGCATCCTTCAGTACGCGTATTATGTCAGCAGCAAGCATGTGCGTTTGGTAGCATACTTCGTCAATCCACAGTGCACAATCATTGATGTACACATCCACGATGGCAGTTGGGTCGTTGGTATAACCGAAGTCTATACCTCTGTAGTGATGTTTCTTGTGCCAACGTGGTATCTCGTCTATTACCTCTACATTCTCAAATATCAAGCCTTCTACCATTGCTTGCAGCCCAAGACCATAAATGCGCCACAGCGAAGGATTCTTGTATTTAAGGCTTTCGATTTCATCAATAACCTTTTGCTCCAAGAATGGATTATCTTTGTAAGTAGTGATAAAATGATAAGTCTTAGGCTCTTTATTCAGTGTGCATAGCCAGTGGTCATCCGTAAATGATGGGTTGTAGTCAATGATTGAGAATTTAGTGGTACGCATTTGAAGCTGCTGCCATTCAATGAACTTTAGCTCGTTACCTTCATTGACATATAAGATTTGACGCTTACGACCGCGCAACTTCTGCTCGTTATCGCATGAGAAAAACTCCACCCATGAGCCATTTGGAAATGTGCAAATCAATTCAGATTTATTGAATTTGCATTCTCCCCAAATGTTCATATCTTGCATAATTTTTACGAAGTCACGCAATACAGAACCTTTTAGGGCTGGAAGTGTGGCACGCACTATTGACACCGAGGTGTTGGGGTGCTGCAAGCAATACACGCACACCCAAATCACCGTGTTGTATGTCTTTGATGAACGGCTACTCCCCTGCTCGCTAACTGTCGTAAATCCATTCTTTCGTGCTTTCTCAATCTCAGCGAATATTCTCGTTGTCTGTATCTTCGTCATTTGTGTCGTCTACTTGATTTCTGTTATCAATCACTTGTACAATCAATGGGTCTTTAACGACATCCTTACCATTAGTTGTTACATCAAACTTTTGCCCGTCAATAAAGCGGTGTATAAGTTCAATCGCACGCAACTTAACCTTTGCATCAACTTGCCCACTGAGCGCAAGATTGATAAGCTGCAGGTTTATCAGTGCGCCATTCGTAGCGTCTTCGGAATCAATACCAAGCTTTTTTAAAGCTTCACGTGCTCTTCTTTGATTTGCTGCGATAGGTTGATTTATCATAGCATTAAGAATCTCATACATAGCACGCTTTTCACGTCTTATTTTGCCCGAATTTTTTCCACCCTTACTTCCAAGTTTTTTGCGCACTTCGGGAGGTTGTTTATTCATTGGGACAAGATTTTGTTCATTTGCCATTCCGCGTCTATTATTTATTTACGAGATTAAGAAATTCATTTCTTAGCTGAGCATCTGTTTTAAAGATTCCAGTAAGAAATGAAGATTTCATTTTACCCTTTTTCTTAGCACCTCTCATAGATTTGCATAAGTGCTCACCTTCCATGATAAGAGCAATGCCAAGAGGTGGATTTTCTGTACCCAATGATTCTGCAAGCATGGTTACAACATCATGAACAAGTCTTTCTTGTATCTGTAAACGTGCTGCACAATAATCAACGACACGACCGATTTTAGAGATACCAAGAATACGTCCGTTAGGATTTGGGATATACGCAAACCAATACCGACCGAAGAATGGCATCATGTGATGTTCGCACATTGAATAAAAATCGCCTTCATCAATAACCATGTTATCATACACGATACCATCTTTACCATTTTCGAAGGTTGTTATGCGTGGCTTTTGTTCTGCATCATATCCTCTGAATATCTCAGCAAACATACGTGCTATTCGGTCTGGAGTACCTTGAAGCCCTGCACGTTCTGGATTATCGCCAATCAAGGATAATAATGCCTTTATATGTCCTTCAATTTGCTTTTTCTTATTCATCTTACTTTGAGTATTTTTTGAGTTTGAAGAGATATTGCCCATTTAGGATGAGCAAGACAATAATCTATAGCACCTTTTACATTTGCAGCGGTCTGTTCCATATCCTTCATGTCGCAAGGTTGCAAATAATATCGTGCCGCATCAATATCTTCATACTTTTCCATTGAAGTTTTATTGGCATCATAAACAACCTTTAGTTCGTCTATGTGGTCTAATACAACTTGGGCATGGTTACAATATTCAAACTTAGGAGAACATGTGACCCAATTAGCAAGAGATAGAGCTTCATTAGCACGTGTACCATTTGTTTCAACGTGAATAAACTTTCCGTTATCAATCAACATCAGCATAAATTCTTCTGTTATCTGTAAAGAAGGTTCTCCACCCGTCAAAACAACGTGATTTGATGGATATTTTGCGATTTCTCGCATTATCTCTTCATTGGTGTAATCTTTATAAGGTTCGTGATTTGTATCGCAAAATGCGCATTTTAAATTACATCCAGCGAAACGCACGAAAACGCAAGGTGTTCCAGTATAAGCACCTTCGCCTTGAATTGAATAGAAAATTTCGTTTATACGCATAGCTTTTACTTTTCGTAAGTTGCAATATTACCTTCACTCTCTTGCACTGTAGCTTTATAGCACGTTGGAATCTGTTCTACAATCCATCGTGCAATATTTTCAGCGGTCGGGTTGAATGGCAATAAATCGTTGAAATTACCATGGTCAAGATAACTATGAATTTTATTCTTGACATGCTTAAAATCAATGACCATGCCATCAGCATTGAGCTTTTCCGCCTTGCAGAAAACCGTCACAATCCAGTTGTGTCCGTGCAAATTCTCACATTTGCTCTCGTAAGAAAGATTGAGGTGATGACAGCCTGCAATCTCCATTCTTTTTGATACGTAGTACATAGTTTATTCGTATTTAGTTAAGTCTTTTATACCTGCATCACGAAGTGCTTCTTTGCGTTCCATGCAAGTGCCACATTTACCACAATGCTTCTCGCCACCCTTGTAACAGCTCCAAGTCTCTGTGTAGTCAATACCAAGTTTCTTGCCGTGTCGAGCAATATCAGTCTTTGTGATATTGGTATAAGGTGCATCAATGGTAATACTATCATAAGTACCATTCTTCATAGCCTCTGACATAGCATCAATGAAGCCCTTGCGACAATCTGGATAGATAGCGTGGTCGCCAAAATGGTTAGCAATGAGCACCTTCTTCAAACCGTTACTCTCTGCGATACCGCAAGCGATAGAGAGCATAATGCCGTTACGGAAAGGTACTACAGTTGATTTTATATTCTCATCATCGTAATTACCTTCTGGGATAGCTTCTGCACCTTCAAGGAGAGAGGATTTAAAGTAGTCGTGAATAAAACCGAGTGAAATAACAATATGCTTTATACCCAATCGCTCACAATGCAACTTAGCGAAAGGTATCTCCTTCTGATTGTGATTAGAACCATAATCAAAAGAAATAGCAAGAGCAATGCTTTCTTTCTTTTCATGCAGGAGAGTTACTGAGTCCATACCTCCTGATACAATAATCAATGAATCTTTCATAACTAATTAAAATTTAAATATTTATCTTTTATAATCTTGCACGGGCATACTTCATAAAGCGTACCCACTCTCCGAAATTATGTACAGCAACCAATTTGGAACGCAATTTTTTTCCTTGTGGGGCTTTGGTCTTATTCATAGTTCCATTCTTAGCATCAAATTTATATACAGAACCGCTCATATTGCCATATAACCAAGCTGTTGAATCCACAGAATCAAAGTGATAAGTATGTAGTCCTTTGATATTTGTATATCCAAGAGCATGTATTTTACAGCCATATTTATGCGCAGTTTTAACGAACCAAGGAAACAACTTCTCGTATTTTTTAATAGGAATCTCTTTCGTTACGATACCTCCTATTGCAACATAAGGATAATTCTTACACATTTCGATAAAATACTCTTTTCCTCGTGATTTATGCCAGACTGGAATAGGCTTGCGACCACTCAGTCTTTCAAGTTTTTTACGAAGTCTTTCAACCTCTCTAATACCGACAACAGAATCAATATCAAGCTCAAAGAAGTTTTTTACGTTCCACTTCTTAATGAATGCAGCATATCCCTCTACGTATTTATCGAAATCAACCACATTTGCTCCCGACATAAAGGTAAATGCACCACTATCCAATAGAAAATTCTGAAAATTGCCTATCAATCGAGGAAATTCTTTATTATTCTGTAGATAATAGTAAGTTTCCAATATGTTTAATCCTTCCCAGTCAGCATCTTTGCCGTTCTTCACTGGGTGTTCACCTGCTAAAAAAACTTCCATACTTTTTTCATAAACATAAGACCTACTTAAAGTCCCTGCTATATATAATTCCATACTAACATTTTTCCAAAACTTTCTAATATTTCCACAGTAAGCCCCTGCAAGATAGACTTCCATGTCTCTGCTATTTTATTTCCACACCTTCATATTCGGAAACGGCTGATTTAATTATATCCTTAATTTCATCTACCTTTTCTTCTAATTCTTGCGGAACATGAACAGAAAATTTAATATCCTCTATCTTTTCTTCGGTATTTTGAGCATCTTCAAACAAATCATCAATATCAGTTGTTTCTGTATTATCATTGAGAAAATCGCACTCCAGTCCGAAGTCCTGCAGCTCTTCAATATCCCATTCATTACCGAGCAAATCCCAATCGTTTTGACCGAATGCGATGTTGTCCTTCTGAATGTAAGCGCGAAGTTTCTTTGCATCAGTTTTAGGTGGCAACACCTTTACTGGCGCATCTTTGTAGCCAAGTTCCTTCATGGCGCGATAACGCATATTGCCGAGTATAACGACAAGTTCTCCGTTGTTATCGTAGGCTACGAGTTCTCGAAGTTGGAGCATCTCGGGGTCGTCCTCAATGCTCTTTTTTAGTGCTTCATAACGCTCGTCTTTAATGAAGCGAGGGTTCTTTGGCACGTCTTTGATTTGCCCAGTATTGAGGTGCAAATCAGAAAGTTTGATTGTTTTTGCTTGCATATTTGTTTTGTATTATAATTGTTTGTAATTTTGCGATGTCAAAACAGCTATGAGAGTGCTGGTAGTGTCACTGGTCTCATAGGTAAGGTTTGACGGTGTAGATGGGCACTCAGACTACACCTTTTTTAATCAAAGTGATGCTCGTATAAATTCATATTTTTATCAACAACCAACACCGCAACAATACTTTTTGCTGCTATTGGTTTATGTTGTTTGAATTTCGCCATTCCTTTTCCTATGTCACCACGATGTATTTTACCATATTTGTCGTAAATCAAAGCTATTTCAGCATTCTTTTCAACAGCATGTTTGACAGCATGGTCTACATTGTTCACTGCATTCGTAAGGTTGCTTTCAGCAGTCTTTTGGTCATAAAGAATACCACTTATAGTACCCTCTGCATACTTAGGCGTACCATCTTTTTTAAATGCTGTTGCGTAAGCCACAACACCCTCGGGGGTAAGCACTACGCGATACCCTTTGTCAGCCAATGCACGTCCGACTTCAACTTCTTCAATGTGGTAGTTATGCCCTATTTGGTAAAGCATTGACCCACTTCCATTTTCTGGAAGATATGAAAGATTTTTGTCGTATTGACCACTATTCATAGCTTCATTAAAGTCAGATATTGCTGTTTGTCTGCTTTTTGTTGATGGAGTAACCTTGCGTGTGCTACCACTTGCTTTAGCCATAAATCGCCTTATTTTCCAAAATGCCAATGTTCGGAGCGTCCTCGACCTTTAATGTTTTCAATACGCTCAATGTAATAACTATCTTCTTCGTACACACCATCTTTCTTGTCGTTTTTTTCAGCTTCTTTTATAGCCGTTTTAACCGCGTCAAGATTTTTGTAACCATCAGACTGATTTCCCGTTATTTTATCTGTAAATACGTATTGGATTTCAGTTGCTAATGAAGATGGTTCTGTAGGACCTTTTATTGGTTCTGTAAAACCTGGACCAGTACGATGCTCTGACGAGCGTGTTTGATTTCGTGTTCCACCGCTACCCTTTGCCATACTGTTATTTTTTATTCTTTTTTATTGTTTCTTTTACATAATAAAAGACGTCCCTTGCTGCATGGTTTGCTGTAAGATACATTATCGCTTCATTATCATCTTTTGAGAGTTCGCCTTTTTTATTAAGCTCTATAACCTTTTGTTTTGCTTCATTATCGTATATTTTCCTCCAATTTTCTTCATTGACTTCGTTATCCTTTAGTTTTGATAGGCGATTGAGCATATTATTTATTCTATTTCGCATATCATAGTTAACATCGTTCTCTACTTTGATGGAATTAAGAGCGGTTTCAATATGAACATCAGTTCTTCTTATTATTTCTTTGCTCAATTTTCCACCACCTCTCATTCTACCTCTCGTTCCTCCACTATTCTTCATATTCAATTTGTTTTCTGTTGTCAATAACTTGTTTGTCAAGCAAATCCTGCAGCGTTGGAATAGCTTTGCCCATGTCCCATTCTTTCTTGAACAAGGCAGTATTCTGTGCCATTCGCTGAATAGACTTGTACTTGTTCTTTATAATGATGATAGGTGTAACGTATACCGCGCCATGCTCTTTGCACCATTGTTTGATAACTTCACCACCGCCATACACAACGAATGTAAGGTTATTGCCATCTGCAATGCGCTTAGCAATTTCGTATTCAAAGTTTAGACCATTCACTCTATCCTCATAACCACGTGTACAGAATGCGCTCCAGCCTTTCGGAACTCCAAGCAAATTGAATGCGTAGAACTTGTTAGCGACATTCAGGTCAACGAATACACGAATGCCCTGCTCCTGCATCTGCCTTGCAACCATTCTTTTTTTATAAATTGCTTGCATTCCGAAAGCAATCGGTGTTTCATTGAAAAGCGAGAAGTTGGGTTCTACTATCTGTGATGGATTGTGTTGCAGTATCTTTTCGGGGTGCTCAAAAATGCTGTTGAATCGATAATCATCCGTGTAGAAATGTAGAGTACCACCTCCGTTCATTTTGAATGTTCGCTTTTGCTCTCCGAAGCAGACAAAGGGAATCTCACAGCACGTTGCTTGCATGTCAAGTCTTAGGCTCGGCACTTCGAAGTCGTTATCAGTCGGAAATAACGCGTCTGGTATGTACGATAATTCATTTTTCATATTGCGATATTAAGCAAAAGAGCCAAGTACTTTAATGTACTCAGCTCTAATTTCTCGTTTTATACTTCTTTTATTGCAATTCCGTGTACAAAAAGCAATAATTTTCGTTTTATTATATAAGTAGCATTTGAAAGTGTTATCGCAGATTTCACATCCTCAACAACTTGCTTTCCATCTTGAATATAGGTAAAGTCAGCGACATAATTGCAAGCCCGTTCTACGACCTTTCCTTTTTCGTTTCGTTGTGATGGGATAAGTTCAAAGCTAACTTGTCGCTTTAAATCCTTTATTCTACCGCGTTTTTGCAGGTCAAGTAAGTAAATGTATCGCTTCCACTCCTTAATGCTGTCAAATCGCCCGAAATTGTTTTTAATCGCTGTGTTTCTGTATTTGTTCTCTCGCTTCATTCTTGCTATCATTAGATTCAAAACAAAATTACCCAATAATAAGCAAAAGACCGACAAACTTAATAGTCTATCGGTCTTTTTCTCTCATACTGGATTATTGAGTTTAGAACTTGTTTTTGTTTTTCGTTTCCTTGTAAATCTTTGCCATGTATTGGTTATTTAGCCGATTCTTTAGTCTACCAAACGGAGAATAATGATTAACAACAAACATTGCTTTATATATACGGCTCGTTTTCTTAGGGAGTGGATTACCGCTGAAAAAACGATTTACCCATAGAACATAATCTCGCTTCATAATTTTTCGTGCTTGTCTTAGTTTCATATCCAGTTATTTTCCGTTTTGCATGCCTTTTTTTTCGCGACGCAACCTTGCTAAATATCCTTGGATATATAGATTTGTTTTCCTACCACAAGGAGGAGAAAAATGATTTACAACTATTACTGCTCTATTAAATTTATGAGACAGAGTATTAAATTCTTTAAGATTTTGTTCGCGTTCATGTAAAAATTCTTTGAAGCGTTTGGTAATTTTCCGCGCTTGCCTTAGCTTCATCTTCATATCAAATTGTTTTATTGGTTATAAACTTCGGGCACTCCTTACCATCAACAAGGCATTTGTGCTCACTAATGAATGTTTCTCTGCGTTTTGCCGTGTGCGAGAGAGCGTACCGAAGACACGCTTCACGCTTGTTGCAGTTATAGCCATGGCATGGAATCAGTTTGCTCATAATCGTTTATTTTTTATTCGTTTTTTTCTTAATCCATTTCCTTAACCATTGCTTTTGCTTTTCTGTAGCAGGATAGCAATCCGTTATGTAGCCGTAATGATAATTGTACGGCTTATGCTGTAGTTCTCCGCGAGCATTATCGGCATAAGCAATGTAATGCACTTCGCCATTCGCACCAAGATGATGTATTTGCACAATCGAGTCATCTGACGCATGAACAATGTCTCCACGATTTACCATATTGGCTTCAAGCTTAAAACGGAACTGCATACGAAGAAAAGCATCTTGCTTAATATATGCTTCTATTTCTTCTTTAGTGTGCTCGCCTTCCCATAGTAAATCAGTATGACAACCATCGCGTGCATCATCCACCGACCAAGGAACTGCATACACAGACCACTCAGAACCGAATAATAAACCTTGGCTATATTTGCCTTTTTTCTCTATCCAATTAAGCATAGCACCATCGAAACGCGCCCAATCGTCACTTTTTACATTAGGCAAATCTGAATTGATAGGCAGAGCATAATGCCCAGCACAACCATTCGTTCCGAAATAGAACATTTGTTGTTTCTTTTCCATATTGTTTTGAGTTATGTTATTCTTTTACCTTAATTCCGTAGTACTGAAAGAACAAGTCCTCAAACTGCTTGGCTGCGTATTGTGCGGCTTCCCTGCTGTTAAAGCATAAGGGGAAACCATAATACGTACTCGTACTCGCACCACGAGAAAACGCATTCGCACAGCGGAAAGCCGAACTATCCGCATTAACCGCAGCAGCACAGGAGAGGAGCTGTCTAATACCTTTTTTCTGCTTCTCCTCCTCACTCATGCGCTCCATGTTTTCCTTAGAGTAGAGCACCCAGTAAGGGTAATAGCTCCAGCCATCCTTATCACGCCAAACGCCATTGTTTATAGCCCTTTGGATAATCAACAACTTGTAGAGTGCTTGTGCTTGTCCTTGCGCTTCCCTATCTCCACCCATACTGCCAGTAAGTAGGTGTTCTTTCATGCCCAACTTCTCACAAGCATCTGCAAAGGTTTTGATTTCGTGAAAGTCGAATTGTTTATCATCTTCAAATTCGACATCTTGAATTATTGAAGTTTGTTCTGCATCAGGTTCTTGATTTGTTGCAGTTAATTCAGCATCAAGTTCTTGTATGAGTTCTTCGTAGCTCATTCTGGTGTTAACCAATCTTTCTGTTGCCTTAGATAGTGGGAGGCAGTGTTCATAAGTGCATCCGAAAGGAAAAAAAATCGCTTCACCAGCTGAATTTCTTCCTTTACATACACTGATATTCCAATCTTCTTTATCATTATCGCGCACCAAGCACGGCTGCCACTTGCAAGGCACAAAGTTGGAGTAGTCTTTGTAGTAGGTGGGGACTTCGAGGAGGAGGTCGAGTTCGTGCCATCCAATATTGGTGCTATAACAGCCATTATTCTGATATTCAAGCACATCTTCACTGTTTATGTTATTTAGGACGAGTGCGATTATCCCCCATACAGGATTCTTAAGGTCGAAACAGATAATTCTTGCTTGGCGTCCGTTTCGCGTAACGATGCGTCCTTTCATTTCCTTGTTGGTTATCTTCTTCGCCAGTTCGATGTCGAAGGGAACTCTTTTAAACTTTGTTTGTGTCATTGCTGTTATATTTTATTTGTGTGTATGCTACAATTCTTTAACCAGTAACGATGAATAACGTCCAAATTCTTTTTCGCTATATCCAAGTCGTTTATACCATTTCAGCGTCCATTCCTCTGCTTCTCGGTTATCCCATTCCAAGCAGATAGTTTTGCAGCCCATGCGCTTTGCTTCGCGTTCTGCCTTTTTGAGTAGTTCGCGAGCTGCACCATGTTTGCGGTAACGTTCGTCCACCCATAGGGCGTAGATAATTGCATCTGCTTTTCCTTCTATTCGGTTACCCTCGTAATCATTGTCGGGTATGCCAACTTGCACAGACCCGTGGTGAAGTATGTCGGTAATGAGCACACGACTCTCTTTATACCATTGTTGATATTGTATTATTATATTGTTTGTGTTATTGTTGTTATCTTTTTTCAGCTCACGCACTTCCCGTTCGAGTGCATCGATTTCGCTCAACAAGGGTATGGCTTGCAGTTGCTTCACCACTTTGTTATAATCGCTCATAAGCTGCTTTACGCGCTCAGTCAGTTCTACGTTCTCTTTTACCATCTCGCCCAATCTTTGGGTGAGTGCTTGGAGTGTTTTATCTTCTTCTGTCATTGCTATTTGTTTTTAGTTGTTGTAAAACCTCTTCTTTCTAATTCTTCTATGAGGTAAGAATCATCAAGATTGCTGATAAATCTCTGTTGTGAATCTTCAGTGCATTCATAAAATATATTTTCAAGCACTTTTGATTGTTCGTATTCTGAAACAGAAGAAAGAATGTCGGTATCTTCAATATACGATGTGATTTCTATTTCCATGTTGTTTGTTTTTAATGATTAAAAATTATTGTTATTCGGAAATTTGCGGTCTTTCAGGCAGCAAGCACCAATATTCCCACTTGTCTCCAATTACCTTAGGTGTTGGTAAACCTACGCAGTCACGCGTTGGTACTACCATATCTGTTGCACCAAGTTTCTTACCCATAGAATACATACGCGCATTAAACTCGTCAATTTGATTTTGTGTTTCGCGCACATCCAATTCTGTAAAACCACGCTCACTAAGAAGTACTATCAACTTGTTGTATGGTGGTAGCTCTTCTGAAAGTTTAATCCATTTCATACTGCTTGTTATTTGAACTTGATTATGATTACGTCTTTATATATGGGTGCTCCCATTCTATTGTCTCCTCTGTTTATGTCAATATCGGTTATCTGGAACTCCATGGTTGGAGCGTTCTTTTTATAGCCGAGACGAAATTGGACATGCGTGAAATCTTTTGGTGTCAATCCAACGTCGCCAAAGACGAACTTTGCTATCATTGGACTTTGAACATCGAACAGCCGCTTTAACCAATACTCCTTGATTTCGCGGTATTCTTCTCGCTTGACACCAAGCAGGATGAGGTCGTACCACATTTTTTTGAGGGTTAGCTTCAATACTTTTTTCTTCATATTTTTATTATTTGTAACTTTATGTCTATTTGGCTGTGTTCACACACCAATACACACTAAGGGTTGTTCCCTCAGAAGACAAATAGCACTCGTAATTGTACTTAAATTTTAGCACAAAGCGAACATCGTCAAAACAGAATCTATTGAGAAACAAGTCGTTTGCATTCCGAATACATACAGAATCTTGTCCCTTCTCGCAAGCCTTTGCAATATGATTGGCTATGATGTTGAGTTGGTCTTTATATTTTTCTTCGAGTACTTTGCCAGTGAGTTGTCGTGCTTCTTCTGCTGAAATCATAATTGTATATGTTTTAAATTAGTATTGTGCGGTGTTTTTGAATTATACCTTTAAGTTTGCATCCTCTCCCAAAGCCCAAAGAATGTGTTGCAGTTCGTGAACGTAATGAATTTTGCGTAACTCTGCATATCTTGTAAATTTGTCGTACTCGATAAATACTCTCCATTCAAAAGGATTACACTCATAACATTCAATGGATATGTATTTCGATATATACGCATTGTAATGACCTATAAACTTGGAGTACCATTCTTTTCGTCTTATAATATCAAATCCATTTTTTTTAAGGATTCCGAAAGTAAGAGGGATGGGTTCTAACTCTTTACAACTAATACAAACTGTTTCTTCCCCAATTACAAAATCATCTATGCATTTATAATATACAGCATGTATTGTAATGACTTGTTCTCCGTATCTTACAAGGTCACCAATTCTTAGGTCTTCTGCTTTAATCATTCCGCACCTCCTCCCCTTTTAGTTCTCTGATAAGGGCATCTGCAATCCTAACAGCACATTTAGCAGAACCCCTAACAATATTATACACAGTTAATGATGGGAATTTTGTTTCATCTCTTTTCATGCAAAATGGTAGCATTTCCTTTGCAATCTCGTATCTGCGCTGCTCCCAGTTGATGCCATTCTTAGGTTCTCCCATGTACATGTACGCAAAGTATAAATCAATATTCTTGTCATAACCATACTCTGAATTGATGAGAAAACCATTAAACTCAGCAACTATATGACGATTTGTTTGTTCTGCTATTTCAAGAACTTTCTTGACAGCATCTTCTACAGATGTCGTAGGTTCAATATCTATTCTTTCCATAATTACTTAATTTTTTGAATTGATAACTGGTATTTTCCGTGCCCAATTACGAGGTGGTAATCCTTGTATTTGAGTGTCGGGTAGCGTTGCTCCGCTGCAAGAACAACACCTTGAATGTCGAATTTGAAGCAAGGGTTGTGCTCATACAAGAATGTTCCGTAGAACATATCCCTTATCATCACATCCACTTCGATTTTATTTTGCTTTTTCATTTGATTGTTATTTTAGAATCCCTTTCTTTCGCAGAATTTTTTCATTGTGGGCAACTATTTCAGCTTCGCGCTTACCATCGTTGTAGCCTTCGTTTCGCCCTTTGTCATAGCCCTTTGTAAAGGCTTCTTCGGTTTCCGCATGAAGCAAATTCTCATAATAATCTTTTGCCACTTTTGTGCTTTTTTCTTCACCATGGATTTTGCCAATCAAGTAAGCAATGTATGACGCTGCAAAGTAAGCAACTAAAAAAAATGCAATGTAATAAAATGTTGTCATAATGTTTCTTTGTTAAGTTCGTCCATGAGGTTCTGAGCACGCGAATAGCCCACCCAATCCGAATCGTCATCAAACTCCTTGATAGTTACCCACACAAATGGGAAAATGCGCATTTGCACTGCGTAGACGTTGTAGCATGGAGCGATATCCATGTACTGGGTATTCAGCCAAGTTTCTATGTCCTCTCGCTGAATAGCCTTGATTCTGTACTTTCTTTTCATTTGTAGTCCTCCTCTAATTCAAGCAACTTTAAAATTTTATCCTTGTATATGCCCCAATCTTCATTAAACATCCTACCTCCTTCACGTCCGTCCAAGAAGGTCTGAGCAAAGTCGCGTGTATATTTGCTCATCTCATCTATGCTCTTGTTGAACTGCTTCTTATCTTCGCCAAGCAGTAAGCCGTGCTTTTTCAATTTTTCGCCTGCTTCATCATAGAAGTCTTGCGCAATCACAAAGAGCAAGAATGCTGAACTAATTAGTCTGTCGCACTTATCAAGTGTGCCATCAGCTTTTGCTTCTTCGATTAGTTTCTTTCTCGGTTTCATTCTTCTGATTTGTTTTTTTGCCACTTATTTCAAATTTGCTCCAATCTCGTTGGTCTTTTGATGGGAAGAGCGTAGGTTCTTTGTGTTTCACATAGTTTTTGCCCTCCTTGTCAAATCTCATTATATAATCTCGATATTCTGGGCAAGAGACCCTTATAGGATATTTTGAGTCATCGTCCATAACCTCCATGAGTTCTACTTCACCCCACAGAGAGCTATAAAGTTTTGTCCCCCTTGGGCACTTTTTTAATTTTTCTGCTACATTCATATTACTCGGGTTTATTAGTTGTATTTAATAAATGTTCGTTGCCTTCGTATGGGATGCACTGCTTCCACCATGAATGAATGCAAATATATCTATTATCCTCAGCTATGTGACTAAAAAAGTCGCATCCCCATTCTCCATCATTACGGTCTCGCACAAGAACTCGGTCGAACGGCTTGAACTGATGGTCATTAACTTGGTCAGTCACTCCGAACTTGTTCCAGTCGCGTTGGTCGCGAGAAGGATATAACATTAACTCGGCATTATAATCGCGACATTTACCTTCTTCTGTAAATGTTCTGTAATACTCTACGTTGTTAACTTTATGTGAGCATACAATGGGATATTTTTTATCGTAAACACTTACGAGTTCAATTTCACCATAGAGTGGGCTATAGAGTTTTGTACCACTCGGGCATTTCTTTAAAATTTTTGCTATGTTCATTGACTTTATTATTAAGTTAAACACCAGTACTACACAATTCGCCTTCACCTCGGTCATTCTCAGACAATTCGCAAGCGTCCACGTACTCAACTTCAGGCACGGGTAAGATAACTGCTTGTGCAATGCGCTCTCCGAGGTTGTAGTGACCTTCTATGCCTTTGAACACAACATGTATCTCACCACGATAGCCTGAATCAATCACGGCTACACAATTAGCCATCATAGCTGCATGCTTGTAGCACGATGAACGCGGAAAGATGAACATTGCGTAACCTCGAGGAATTTCAACACGAAGCCCAGTGCCGTAGACCATGCAGTTGTTTTCCAAATCCACCTTGCGAGAGTTAGCAACGAGGTCGAAGCCTGCGTCACCTTTGTGCATTTGCTTGGGAAGTGCAGCTAATGCACCTCTACGCACAACTTTAATTATGATTTTATTTTGTTCCATTGTTTCTTTAGTTAGTTGTGTAACACTTATATTCAGTTATTGTATTTCTTATTTTGCTCACAGCGTCAATGATGTTAATGCTAAGACATTCTTCTGCAAGCATAGGAATGTTGTCTACAGACACATACATCTTTCCATTGTGCTCCTTGACCTGAATGCGCTCTTTCATTTCTTGCGCGATACGCTGGAATTTCGCTTTTGCCTTTCGCTTAGCTCTATCTTCGTGGTCAACATCGAATAGGCTGATAATTTCGTCTACAATGTTCTTTGTTGTTTTATCTATAATATCCATTGTTGTTTGATTTATATGTTTTGTGCTAAAATGGGGCTTGCTGTTCTTTTGCCTTGCCAACAAGTTCAAGTTCGTATACAGACAAATCCAGACTTGCATTAGCAATGTTATTCTTATCCATGTACGCATGGCAATATACACGACCACTAACGGCTACTTTTTGCCCCTTGGTTAGGTAAGGCAAAAGATTAGCGTTATCGCCATTCTTGACGCACTCAACATAGAGCGTTTCGTTTGTATTCTTGTACTTACGATTTACTGCGAGCGTGAACGTAATAAACGAATTTCCATTCGCGTTTTTTAGGGCAGCAGACGCAACTAAGTTGCCAATAAATATAGCTTGATTCATAGTGCAGTTACCTTATTTCGTTGGTTATCTATAGTCTCCACTGCCGTGTAGTGTTTCCATATTTATTCTACGATTAACTTTGTCGATGTTGCATTTTGCAATGCTCCACAATGGTACTCGCAATTTAACAGCGATTGCGGTAAGATACCATAACACATCACCCAATTCTGCTGCAATCTCTTGCTCAGCCACGCTATCCACAATACCCTCGTGGTCGCGATAGATTTTCTTTACTTTGTCTGCAACTTCTCCTGCTTCACCGCACATTGCTACGGTAAGATATAGAATGTCGTTGCACATATTGTCTTTTGTTTGTTCTACGAATTTTTCGTAGTCAAAAAATGTTGTTTTCATACTTTGTTGAGTTGAGTTTAAATGATTATTGAATATGGGCAAGGCTCTGGGTCGTAAGACTTGACTTCAACGTCTTGCCCGACTTTCGCGAACGTATATCCTTGCTTTGAATATCGTGCTTCAATTTGCTCACTTCGTTTAGTTAGCTCATTGTAGTAGACTATTTTGTTGTTGCAGTTAACGATATATCCCTTGCTACGTAGGTAGTATCGCTTACGTGCATTATCGCGTATTTCACGTGGAGTAAAGATTGTCAAGCGTGTTTTTTTCTTGCGTGGCAGACCATACTTTATCCTCAATCTTTCAGCCCTTATCATTTTGGCAAGGCTGGATGATTTCTTTTGCTGCGCTTCATCCGTGTACATTGTATGTCTATTCCTCATACCAACTGTACGATGTATATGCTTCCTAAACTCGGGTGTTTTTTTGAGTTTCAGTCGCGATGCTTGCGCTCTGATTTTTTTTGCGCTCACCCCAAGAAGAATGACGAGTTCTTCCATCGTGCAAGTTGGGTAACACTTGACAAGGGTTTCTAATTCTTCTTCCGTCCATTGTTTTTTTTGCATATAAGCGTTTATTTTGTTTTAGCTGTAACTTGTGCGTCCAATATATTTAATCGCGTTAAACTCGCTCTAATCGCGTTTTTTCGCGTTATTTGGACTGGTTGTGTGTGCTTTATTTCTTATTTTCAGATAACCTCGCGCCTGAACTTCATTGAATAGTGGCAAATCTTCATCTTTGATGCACGCTTCTGTTTCTCCGTTTACAGTCGTGTGCCCATTGATTCCGAATTGCCTTATTATCTTTCGTTTGGCATCGCGAGTGCATGTCCAGTAGATTGTGACGAACTTCATTTTATTTTGCCCGTTACTGAATCTCGTTCATACCCCATGTTGAATAACCACTTCAATTCTTGCCATTCCTTGTACGTCAGAGAGTTTGGGTCGTTAAGAGGTTTCTCGTTGTTCTTCATCATTGCATCTTGTCGTTCAATTTGTTGCAGCATATCACACCGCCATTTCTTGAACTTCTGCAAGGCTTCTGTAATCACGAGAGGGTCTACAGCTCCGTAGAATTTTCCATAACGACCTGCTTTGAACTGGAAGAAGAATAGCATGAACTCTGATAGTTTCAGGTAGTAGAACTCGCTCATAATCACTCTTGCCGTTTCTTCCTTCTGATATTGCAGCAACTCGTTCTTTACTCCAGTGTATTCTGAAAGGTCGTTAATCTGATTACCAAGCCATATTGAAGCAGGTATTTCGCCCCAAATTTGCCTAACGTCAGCAATGGTTGGGCAATCACCAACAAGACACCTCTGAGTGTACCTCGCGAAGTTCATTTGATATTCAGGCACAAATTTTCTTGCGAGAGCTTCAAATGTCCCGTAACGCTTCTGGTATCTCCTCTGATTCAGAGTTAGCTGCTTGAAGCCTTTGCATTGCGTAAGCCCTCCATGCTGCGTCACGTTGTGCTCGCCCGTTGTCAGCTGCTGCACTTGTGCTTCGTTGTATGCTTGTTCTATTGTCATAATTACCTTCGTATATCTTTGGAAAGTTTGTCGGTCGGAAAATCCAATCAAAGGTTGCTAAGAAACCTCTGTTGTTGTCGCCATTCAAGAAATTGCTGTTTGCCGTTTTAACGATGACTTGCGCAACTGCTTCCTTTCCGTACTCCTTTGTTCGAGCTAAGATTTGCGACATTCTACTTTGGTTTAGCCTTACAATCTTCTTAACCTGCCGACCTTGCATTTGCTCGTTGAAGTATTTCGCTACCTTGTTGCAGTATTCCCTATTCTCTTTTTCTTCATCAGACTTTACGATTGTTATTTTCCCATCAGATTCAGTTTCAGGGTCAACGGCTTCCGTTGACGTAGATTCTGAATGTAATGAAGAATCTATATTATCTTTTTTATTTTTATTTTTATTTTTATTTTTATTATTGGTTGTTTCGGTTGAACCGATATCAACCGCGGTTAAATTCGGTTGAACCAAATCAACCGCGGTTAAATTCTTTTTTTTCCTTGATTCTGCACTTTTTCGACCTTTCTCCTTTTGCAATTCAATAAACGCTTGTTGTTTTGCGTGATTTTCGTTGATAGTCAAGCGAATATTGTCAAGAATGCTTTCAAGATAGTATGCAAGATTGGATTCTTTGTTTTCAAAGGCATAGTCGCAAATAGCATCGTAAATCAGTAACCGCTCATTGTCTGGCAAACGATTCATTTGCTCGCGCCACCTTTGATAAAATAGAAACGCTTGCTCTTTCATTCTTAATAGTTTTAAGTTGTAAAACCACTGGGTTAATTTAAAAACCACTGGGTTATTTGGGTTATTTTATCTTGTCAATTTTATTGGTTAATTTTGTAGATAACAGCCTTGCCATACGCGCTTTGTTCTTGCTGTCGTTGTCAGAATTTAGTTTGTACGTTTCTTTTAAACAATCAAGATATTTTACAATGTTACAAGCGTCTGTCTTGCCTATAGAGATACCCTTTTCGGCTGCTAATTTTTCTTCAGCGAGCTTTTCAAATTGTATGCCGTTATCATACATCCAATCTCCAAGCTTAATCAACATATCTTTCGTGCAGTTCACGTAGAATGTGCGTTCAAGCATTTCTTCTGGTTCGTCATTCTGTTCCACATTATCTTCTGCATTCGGAGCGTTTATTTCCGTTGCTATAATGTAGATTCCATTGCGTATCAGATTGGGAATCATCCTCTCAAAGACGCTGTTTTGTATGACCAAGTACTTTATATGCCCTAAGTTCTCATCATCAACTTCGAATGGTGCAGTTTCTAAGAATTTTGCTACACTTTCAGCATCTTCTTGATAGCAGATAACTAAATCATCAGTATTGACAAATACAACTTTGTTAGGTTCTTGAGTCTTTAGGTTCTTCCATGTCTTGAATGCGTCTGGATTAAATGTATTGTTCATTGCCTTCGTTTTAGCGTTATACAGATTTCTTTTTTCCGTGCCACAAGCCTGCTACAAGCATTGTGATATACTCATCAGCAGCTGTAATCTTCGCCCTCATTTCGTTTAAAATATCTTCGTCACGTTCTATTTCAAGGATGAACATTGGGTTGACTTGAAATGGGTTGTAGATTACAAAGTATGTCTTACTCGCGCCAGTAGCAAGCATGTGCGCGTAGCATTGCCAATAGTAGTTTGAATCAGCCTTCTTTAACCCTTCAAGCATTTCCTCCTTTGTATCATTAGTGAATACACCATTAACAAACTTAGCGAATGAAGCTGCTTGCGGACATTTAATTTCAACACAGCATTCTTCCCCCGTTTCTGGGTCGTAGAACATGCGGTCGGGACTGCTCGCGAAGTGTGGCAAGTCTGGAGATTTAACTGAGGAAGGTTCTTCAAGGTCAAGCGTAAATTTCTGACCATTCTTAGCAAAGTACTTGTAATAATTTCTTGCGAATAAGTGCGCTGCTTCGCCTTCCATTTGGTGTCCCCACTGGATTGCTTTGCTCTTCACGTCCGTAAGGGTTATGTATTGAGCAAACAATTCATCGTTATTTACAACTATAGGGTTCATTGTGCGCTCAAATGCAACTTGATTAAGGTAGTTTAGAGCCGTTGCAGTCCACTTGTCGCTCTTGCTACGCGGAGTGCCCATAATGTTACCTACAGCACTACCAGTAATGTTGCCCAAACGAGCGCGAAACCATTCAAGATTGTTTTGATTGTGATTGTCGTACATAATATTGTATTTTAAAGTAGTGATGGACGTTTCTTTGATTCTTGCTCAGATTCTTCTTTTGCAGTTGCTTCTTCTTGCTTTTCTTCCTCTTGTGCTTGTTCTTCTTGCGCATTGTCAGCTTCGACAACTACATCTTGTGCTGCTTGCGCTGCAACGCTTGCTAACGAAGGTCTGCCAAGCTCATCTGTAGGGATTGCAGTCGTTGCCGATGGTTGCTTAACTTCCTCGTAAGTTTGTGCGAATGCGTCTTGCGCTTCCTCTGCGGTAAGCAAGCCCATGCTGATTTCTGGGCAGTAGGAACGTTGCCAAAACGCTGCTGCTCTGTATCGTAACATTTGTGTTGGCATTGTTAGCCACTTGCTACCCTTCTTACTCGTCCAACCTTCAGCCTTAGCCATTCGTATGCTAATCCAATCACCTTCAAGAGGTTCTTTGTGCTTTGTGTCGTTCGCTTCGTATGCTATCGCACGACAAGCATAATCGTCAGTGCCTTCTTCGCCCTTGAACTCATAGCGAAGCGGAGAGAAACGCTTGCTCGCATTGATACAAGCAATAAGGAATTTACTGCTGAATGCAGGTTGTCCGTGAACAATGTATAGATTCTGCATTACCATAAGTGGGTTAGCTTGCATTCGCGTTGCCATCTCCAATGCAATAGTACAGTTGGCTAATACCACATTTTGTTCAAGTGGTTGCCCGTTTCTGTATTTGTAGCTGTCTGGTATGAAGTTTGACATCGCGTACATCATGGCTATGCGTTGTGTAGCTTCGAACTGCTTAACTTGCTGACCAATCGGTGTAAGGTCAAACTCGGCTTGACGCTTTATTTGCAGAATTTGAATTTCTTGCTGTTGCGGTGTTAATACCACATTCTTGTTGTTTTCTTGTTCCATTGTGATTGTTATTTAGTTCGTGATTAAATGATTGTATCTTTCCAGAACGCAAGTATGCTTGCACCCGTGTAGAAGGGTCTAAGATTTGCCTTGCGGTATTTTACCGCGATATGACCTGCTATTGTGTGACGTCTTAGGGTTTCTCGACTTATACCAAGAGCCTTGCAAGCTTCGGTAACAGTGTACCGACCTAAGGGCTTAACATCTGGTTGTGTGTTGATTATTGGCATATTATCCGTTTTTACTTACGTTCTCTCTTGCTGATAGCACCCTTTTTAAGAAGCACCATTCTAACAGTCTGCCCAGTTGTATTTTCCTTCTTAGCGATTGCTTGAATAATGCGCCATTTCGATACACCTTTGTACTGGGCTGACATACTCTTAAATTCTTCTACAAAGCGGTTGTTTCGCACCGCAAGAGCAAGTTCATGCTCTGTCATTAAATGCTTGTTTACCATATTTATTCTTTTTGTGTGTTATTAGTCTTCGGACATAATGTTATCCATGATTCGCTCAAAAAAGTCAGGGAGCAAATTATGTTTATACAGAACACTCGTTGCAGCGAACGCGATGCAATAGAGTGGTAGTGACATAACTGTTACCAAATCGTAGATTGTTAGACATTCTTCGTTTGGTGAAGCCACAAGACACATTGTTGCAAGCGCAAATAGTGCCATTACAACAAGTAAGTTGAACCATTTAATAATCTTCATATCGTTGTTGTTTTATTGTTTGTGGCAAGTCATGGGGTCGAACCATGTAATGTTGCGGTTTTATCAGGTCTATCCGTTTAACCTGCTATACTTGCCAGTGCTCGTCTTTCCGAGCTGTCAACCCTATAACCTCCTAAGCCTGCTTGTGCGCTTCGAAGCAAGATATACCGCTGTATACCTCATGGGCAATGCTTTTAATTTTTATAGCGTTGGGTGGTTAGCCCCACATTACCTTTAGATTGATGTTCCTTGTTTGTAAATCTTAACCCCGATAGGGCTAATGCCAAATGGAAAGCGTTTATCACATTGATATTCAAATTCTTTCCATGCACGTTCGTACGTTTCGAACTTTTCGATGGAAGGCTTAACGTCTTCCTTGTTCCACTGGATTTCAAGTACTACCATTTTGTTTTGCTGTTTTATTTTGTTATTACTAATTTTATTTATAACTTTGCAACAATCTTACTAAAGCTTTTAAGCATTTTATTTCCTAATTGCGTTGCAAAGATAATAAGTAAAATTATTATACGCAAGAAATATTATTATAAAATTTATTCTTTAATAATTTTTAATATTATGACAACAAAAGAAAGATTACAAATGGTGTACGAAACGCTTAGAAATCACGGAATTGTACACACGAAGAAGGATTTAGCAAATCTGATAGGTACTTCACCCCCTAATGTATCGAACGCTTTTAAGGGAGATGAAAGATTCCTGACTAATAACTTTTTATCTCGACTTAATAAGGCAGTAAATTATATGTTTAATCAAGATTGGTTATTACATGACCAAGGCGAAATGCTTGCCCAACCGCAACCGCAAGAAACTACGGTTGTAGCAAGTGCGAGTGGAAATAATAACATTACCATAACACCACCCACGCAGGAAACAAATTTTGAAGATAATGCTCATTCGGTTATCCTGAGACCGATAGTTAACAAGCTACTGGCATCAAGACCTAATACAGATGTCTATAAGATAGTGAAGGGAGATGGGGTAAAACTGCAGCACATTCTTGCATTCCCACAATACGATGATTTCGACTTCTATTATCAGGTTAGACAAGATGCAATGTTCCCTACTTACGATAAAGGAGATATTCTTGCACTTATGCACATGCCCGTTGATGCACATATAATACAAGGTTCTGCGATGGTGATAGACACAAAGAGTTTTGGCTTTCTATTCAGAAGGGTCTATGACAACGGAGATTCTTACGAATGTAAATGTATTAACGAGAACAGCGTATTCAGGAATCAGTCAATACCTAAAGATGATGTTATACGTTTGTATCGTGTTATATACTCTATTAAGAGTGGAGATTAAATAATATGAGTAACTTTGCCAATAGAATCTTGATTTAAATCGCTTATGTATACATTAGAAAATATCAAAGATAAGTACATCGGTAAGAAAGGCTCTCCGAAACGTGACCAATACGAAACAGATTTAAACGCATTTCTTATGGGTGAAGCTATCAAGGAAGCACGATTAAAGAAACAATTGACCCAACAACAACTCAGCGAACGCTCTGGAATTGGTCGTACTGCAATCTCACGTGTAGAAAATGGCAAAGATTGCTCACTTAGCACTATCTCGCGTATATGCCGTGCTATTGGCATAAAAACAGAAATAGGGCTTAGTGGAATTGGACGATTCGCTTTATAATATGGAATACATGGCATTTGGTTTCATTCTATCAGCAATCATTGCAATAGGATTTTACTTGTGGCTCTTTACAAAGAGTGGCAAGAAATGGTTAAGCGATTTATAATCAATAACAATAACAAATAACATCATGAGAAATAACATCACAATACAAAAAGACGGAATAGCGATTTCTGTTTCAGTTTTAGTATTCAGAGATAATAGTGGCGTGTACATAGTATATTGCCCTTCGCTTGATTTGTCTGGATATGATAATACAGAAAGTAGTGCGAAAGATAATTTCTCTTACGTTCTAAAAGAATGGATAAAGGAACAAACTGCAAATGGAACATTAGAAAAAGACCTCACCTCTCATGGATGGACTGTAAAGGGAGAAGAAAGCAGTGAACCACAACTATCTGAAATTATCAAGCGAAATGCAAATGTAGCACGCGTTGTATCTATGCCAGAATATAAAAAGACTAATATACAAGCAAGAGTTTATTGTTGATGAATACGTACAAACTTAGTAATGTCGCAATCACGACATTTAGACGCTTTTTATTCGATATGGGATGCGCTCGCTTGTCAATAGAAGGAGGTCACGAAAAATGGCATAAGAAAGGATGCTTACGCTCTATTATAATACAAACTCATATTGACCAAATACCCGAGTTTATAATAAGGAATAATTTGCGCACTCTCGGATTGACAAGAAAAGACTTTATAGACTGGTTAAAGAGCAACTAACATGAAAGTAAGGGATTATGGGAAAATCAAAAGCCCCATAACCCCTTTTCTTATTTATCCGAATTTACATACTCAATCACAGCCATTACTGCTTCATCAACCTTCTTTTGATTGCGCCTTATATATATATCAGTCATAGGGTAAGGCGATTTATGCCCAAGTGCCATATCTATAACTGCATCGGGAATGTCTATATCCGCTGCAATAGTTGCCCATGTATGACGTGCCCAATAGCTCGTTATTTCTGGAAAGTCGGGAATGTAATGCTTTGACTTATGTATTGCCCCGTTCTTCGCCTGCTTGTATTCGTAGAACATTATGCCGACCTTCTGCAAGTTTTCGTTCATGCGGTGTAAGAAGTCTTTGTGATTCTTGTATTCTTCGCCAAAGCACAACATACGTTCTTTACCTTCATATTTCTTTATTAACTGCAATGCTTCTTGTGGCACATTTAGCTGACATAGTATGCCCGTTTTGCTGCGTCTATATTCTATGCGCTCACCTTCAAGTTTGGGCAACTGCAAAAGGTCTATCATGTTAATACCTGCAAGGTAGAACGATATGAAGAACACGTCTATATATTTACGAATGTGCGCTTCGCCTGAATAATCCCGAAGCTTACGCAACTCGTCAACATTCAAAGAGCGTTTTGCCGTTTGTTCTGTCTTTATCCTGAACTGACGAAATGGATAGTTTTCTTGACTGATTAAACCTTCGCGAATAGCTTCATTGTAGACTGCTCTTAGATTACGCAAGTATATGGAACGTGTATTAACTGCATTACCACGCTGCTCCATCCACGCTTCCAAATCTCGTAGCCATGTGTAGGTAATATCAGCGAAACGCAGATTATCCAAATCACAATATTTTCCGAGCATGGATAACGTAGTTTTATAAACCTCGGCTGTTTTAGGCTTATCCTTTCTATCTATAAATTTAGACCAATAAGCAGCAACAAGTGTTTTATCCTGAACCTTCTTTTTCTTTTCTGAGGAATTTGGAGCAATTAAAGCAACAATCTCCTTGCCCGTCATCATCTTAATGTCGTGCGTTGCACCGATTGAAGCTAACTTCAGTTTAAGAGATGAAATGGTAAGGTCAAGCAATTTGTTTAGCTGCTTGTCTTGTGTTGTCCCAACGATTCTTCCATCATGCCAATTCTTTTCCTTGATGAGGATATTTGTTGGAATGTAACCTACTGTGTTCTTTGACCGAACACAAATGCGGATTTTATACATTCCCGTCTTCGATTTCTTTCTGTTATCTAAGTACGCTTTTATTGTTGCCATAATCTCATAAATTTCTCACGGATTTCTCACGGATTTTGTGGCAAAAATAGTCATTTATTGGCAAAATGTGGCAATATTTGGCAGTGATTTTTGCATTTTAAGCAAAAGAAAAACCACCGATTTACTTGCTAAATGCTTGTAAATCAGTGGTTTTCAATGTTTGTCGGGGCAACGGGATTCGAACCCACGACCCTCTGCCCGTTAGGTAGGGTGTTCAAAATTCATGATTTTTTCCGGCACGATTTTGTAGGATTTTGATTTCAATAAGTAGCATGATTAAATGGGTTACCCCGTTAGGGGTGAGATAAGGTAGCCAGGTATGTGAA